CCACTTGAACCTATCTGTGCGTAATATCCACTTGAACCTATCTGTGCGGAACCTCCACTTGAACCTATCTTTGCGTAATATCCACTTGAACCTATCTGTGCGGAACCTCCACTTGAACCTATCTTTGCGGAATCTCCACTTGAACCTATCTGTGCGGAATATCCACTTGAACCTATCTTTGCGGAATCTCCACTACTATCAGTTTCGTTATCTTTACCAGACTCAACTCTTGTTTTTTCAATAGTAAAATCTACACAAGCCTTAATAAACCCTTTAAGCCCAAGTTTCACACCAATATGAAGCTTATTTGTGGCTGCTTTATCCTTTTCTTTATAAATATCTCCAATAGCTTCAACATCTGCAAAATCTGAAATGTCACCATTTTCATCAACAAGCGGATAATAATTCAGCACATCAAATGGGTTTTCACAGAAATGCATTACGCCTGCTTCGCATATTTCATTTCCGTTTTCTTCATAAGTAGTATTCTCTTCGTACTGCTTACCTCTGCATATCATTCCTTTATTAAATGCTTTATATCCTTTTACGCCCATCATCATTCCTCACTTTCTTCAAATTCTTTCAACTGTTCTGCTAACTTCTTACACTCTTCTGCTACATATTCTTCTGTACGGATAACATCATCAATCGGATATTTACTTTCAACCATTTTCCGTAGTTGAAGCTCTTTTCTATGGTTCGGAAACTTCTGCATCGCATAATCCAAATCCGACTTATCTCCTGCATGTCCACAATCAAACCCGAACCACCATAAATCACTCTCGATTGGATAACTTGAATGTTCTCCACCACCTGCATATGTAATGCCACCGTGACACTGAAAATATGCTTCAATGCGGATTCTTTCATCTTCATCCAGCCAAGCACCAAGCAAAGGAAGAATCCCACTTAATTCTCTGTCTCCGACATCAGCTTTCTTGATTTCAAGGTAATCACTGTAATCCTTTCTGTATAATGGATGATTCTTTGGAATGCCGACATAACCGCATCTGTACCCGAAACTTCCAAATATGACAACGCATTTGTATCCTGCGTGTTCAAATTCACACTCTACAACATATCTATCATTCATAGTGCTTATCCCTCCGCAATCTCTAATTTCTCACTATCATTAACAATCAGCATAATCAACTGGCTATCTACCATTTCAGCAACTTTCTTCTGATTATCCGTACTAAGGCTTTCAGAATCATCTAAAACAATAGGCACTGATATGCCGCTAATCTTCTGAATAGAATTGCAAATATCAACTCTGCCTAAAATCCGGTTACCCTTATTAGACATAGTTGTTAAGATACTCTTTCCGTCAACAGTCGGTATGCAACAACTCTTGTAACCACCAGACTTTGTATAAGTAAACAACTGCCACTTAACCAACCCAAAATGACTGTTTACCGCCTCTGTCAAGGCTTCGTTCTTTGCTTTGTCTAATTCGTCAAGTAAATCAAGGATTTTCTCGGCATTAGCCTTATTCTGTTCAGAATCAATCCTTGTCTGCTTTAATTCTTCAAGTCGCTGTTCGTCTGCTGCTGTATCAGACTTTGCAATCTTGCTTTCACATTCTGCTAACTGCTGCCTTAAAGCTGTTTCCTGTGACTTTAATTCTGCCTTAACCGCCGAAATATCATTAGCCTTGTGCATAGCCTGTTCTTTTTCTGCAATCTGCTGTTCGAGTGCTTTGTATTCTTCAGTGGTTGACACATCAATTTCCTGTGGAAGTTCTGATAACTGCTTTTCAAGGTCTGCCAAATCAGCTAAGTACTTCTCTAACTTCTGCTTTCTATTAGCTAATTCCTGTTCAGCCTCAACTAACAATCCTTTGACTTCATCAAGCATATTCTTAGCTGTGTTGCCCTTATCAGTAATCCTGTTAAGTTCAGCTTCTTTATGTGCCTTAAAATCTGCTCTTAACTCCTCTTTCTTATCTTCTGGGTATTCCTGCTTGCAATAAGGGCAAATAAGGCTGTTCTCGTCAAATACACGCTCTTTTTCAGCTTTCCATTCAGTCCTGCTATCGTCAAGTGTTTTCTGATATTCAGCTATCTTATCCTTATCAAAGTTGACTACACCCTCTGCATTGCTGATTGATTTCTTACTATCCTCAATCACATAATTAAGGTTGCTAATCTGTGATTCAAGTTTTCTTCTAGCCTTAACATTATCCTCATTAGCCTTGCGTGACATATCACTAAGCTCAAACTTAAGATTAAGAATATCAGCACTAGCCTTGTCATATTCAGCTATCAGCTTGTCATTGTTGGTCTGCTTTGCCACACAATCAGCAATCTGCACTTTAAGGCTGTTCTTCTGCAATTCAAGGTCAGATACTTCAATAGCCTGCTTAAGCTGTATATCTCTTTCCTTTTCCTTAATCTGTCCGTCAAGAATAGGCAAATCCTTTGTAATCTTGGTCTTGGCAGCCTTATTCATAGCGGATAACTCTTCAACTGTATACTTATTAAGTAAAGGAACTAACTCGGCTAATTCGGCTTTCTGTGAAGCTATATCAATGTCTGTAACATCTCCTACTAAACCAAATAAGTATTCTCTCATTTCTGCTGGCTTCTGATTAAGAAAAGCATTTACATTACTGCACATCTTGAATACATTCATATCCACATCAAGATATGCGTTGAAATCCTTTAATGTCTTAGGCACATCATTGACAAAATACTCGTTATCGTCCTTGTAGCTGCTACCATCTTTGCTGTAGGTTCTTTTCTGCACCTTCTTCATAGTTATTTCTTTTCCGTCAACATCAAGTGTAAGTTCAACACTTGTGTCCATATCATCAACGGACTTTCCGTCAACCTCTCGTCTAACAACCGGATTATCCTTTAACTCATAATCACAGTTGAACAAGCACCACATATAAGCGGTTGCAATAGTTGACTTACCTTTGCCATTCTTAGCCATAATCTTTGTAATAGCATAAAAATCAAATTCTGCGTGTGCGTAGCACATAAAGTTTTCAAGTACTACCTTTTTTAAAATTGCTCTTTTCATAAATATATCCTTTCCTTATTTATATATTCATAATGAACACATCATCTTCTATTGAGAAGTTATCAACTGTCTTATCCGCAAGATAATGCCGCCTGTCAAGTTCATCAAATGTGCCGTCAAAGATAACGCCTTGAACTGGATGCCATACCTGACAACGCTTTTCATTATCTGCTGCCATACTAGCTAATTCCGAAACAGTAATATCACTATTCATCAGCATTCTCCTCTTCCTCTATAATCTCAACTCTGCCTACTGATACCTCATAAGCTACTCTGTTTTCAATTTCATCTTCACTTATCTTCTTTGTATAAGGTCTTGACTGAAACCTGCCTGTCATTTCTATATGTGTTCCTACTGGCAAGTGACCTACGAACTTAGCTGTTCTGCCCCAAGTTATGCAAGGTATATAGTCTGACTTGCCATATGCTCTGTTAACGGCTATGAGAACATTTGTTATTTCTCTTCCAAGAGGTGTTACCCTGTATATAGGTTCTTTGCAAATAAAGCCTCTAAGAACTACATCATTATTAAAAGGTAGTTCTGCCTCGTTTTCATATATCTCTATAACTTCGGTAAAGATTGCTAATATCAGCTTGCTTTTTTCACCTATATGCTCATTGTAGCTTCTTATTCTTCCTGTAATCATTACGCAAGCACCTGTTTTTAATTCTTTCATATCTACAATTCTTTCAGATATAAGAACAGGAAGTGTATCTACTGTTCCGCTAACTCTATTAACCGAAACCATCATCTTAAAGAATTTTTCTCCGAAAACTTCGTGATTAAAAGCTGGTTCTTCTGCAACTAACCCAAAAACTGTAATATTGTTATCTCTCTCTTTCATCTTTAGTTCTCCTCTCTTTTTTCTACAAATCCAACAACTTTACCGCCATCAAGTATTGTATACATATCCTTTTTCTCGTACATATCAATGCAATCCTGTACTGTTATTACTTTCTCGTTTACCTGTTTCATATTGTTCAATCCTTTCTTTTCTCTTTGCTCTTGCCATTGTCAGAACGATACAAGCCAGTTCTAAAAACATCCCGAATATCGTTCCTAGCATAAATCCCTGTATCATAGCTTATATCTCTCTTTCATTATTGTAGGCAGTTCGTAGCAGTCGATAAAATCGTGAGTGTCTGCTATGTACTCCTTTTTAAGTCCACTCAAACCACACCCGTATTCGTGCTTTAACTGCCCTAAAATATCTCTTGTAACTATGCTCCTTAATGGCTCACAATGTTTATTTCTTCCTAAGAGGTAACTTGTTCTTCTGCCAATATGTGCCAGGATTTCAAGCTTTTCTACCTCATTAATCTGCTCGCCTTTTTCAGAAATAATAAATATCAATCTGCTAAAACTCCTTTCCTTAAAAGCTCATACTTATCTGTGCATTAGCTTCTTTTACCTGTTCAGCAAGTGCCATAGGTAGCGCATAATCGTCTATAAACTTGTGTACATTATCAATGTACTTTCTTCTTATGCTCTTATATGTTGTCACGCAACCAAACTCACGTTTTAACTGCTTATATATGTCAGAATATACTGAACTGCGAATACTGCCATTCTTATAAGCTTCGCTATCCTTACCACCAAGTACAATTACGCCTTTTCTATTAACGTGCTGTTTGACCTCATCAATCTCACAGCCGTAAAGAGGCGTGTTATCCTTAAGTTCTGTCATATCTTCTTTGATAGAGTTAACAGCCTGTTCAAGTTCTGTATAGCCCTGTGCTAATAACTGTATCTGACCACCTGTTGTCTTTGGCATACCATAACTGCCTGCTTTTCTGATAGACGGAAGCACCTCTCCTGTAACCCAATCTGTAAATCTCTCTGCACTTTCTTTGCGGCTCTGAAAGATTGTCTTGTAAAGGTTACTTTCGTCAATAAAAATCATCTTCTGTTTGCCACCATTTGTAAGGGTATCGGTAGTAACTATACCCTTTTGTCTTAATCTGCTTTTACAATCAGAAACATTTTTGATTTCTAGCACTCTGCAAATATCAGCCAAGCAAAACATAGGTTCATCATTTATTACTGCTGTTCGGACTTCTCCGAACTCTTCATTATTGAAAATCCGCAAATCGTTCATATCTTCCCTTTCTGAAAGTTAAATATTTTGAACTTCTAAAGCAAAAAAATAATCCTGTATATCATCTTCTGATAAATCTAATAATTTAATTGCTTTTAAAATTTCAATCTGTTTCCAAGGTCGCTTGCCTGTCATTTTAAGCGATAAAGTCCTGTCTGAACAGCCAAATGCCTTGGCAAAGTCCGTCTGACTTCCGTACTTTTCAATTATGCGACCTCTTAACTTACTGTAATTAAAAGCCATTCCAATTCTTCTCCTTTCTTCGTTTTCTTGTTCAATGTTTTGAACTGATTGTATAATAGCATTATTAAATTAATATGTCAATAAAAAGTTCAATATTTTTTACTTTTTTAGTTTTACATCTTGAACTTTTGTTCAAATAATGGTATATTATCAACAGAAAGGAGGATAACTAAGATGAAAGAGAATACGTCAGATAGGCTTAAACAGCTAATGAATGAACGGAAGTTAAAGCAAGTTGATATTTTGAATTTATCATTACCATATTGTAAGAAATACAATATCAAGATGAATAAATCCGATATTAGCCAGTATGTATCAGGCAAAGTTGAACCTAGCCAAGAAAAGCTAGTTGTCTTAGGAATGGCTTTGAACGTGTCAGAAGCGTGGCTAATGGGATTTGATGTTTCGCCAATCCGTAAGGATAATTCAAAAGAAGCTGAAAAAGATGTTGATTTACTTTGGAAGTTTTCTATGTTAGAGCAAAGAGATAAAGAAACAATATTAGATATGATAGATGTTATGTTATCTCGAAAAGAAAAGAAGTAGGGTTTTACCCCCACCTCTTCAAAAAGTTTTCTATGAATGAATACAGGTACTCTAATGTGCCTGTATTTTCTATTTTATTTATGAGTTCTATTAACTTATCTTTGTAATTTTCCTCATTACTGTTATCCATAAACCTGCACTCCCCTCTCTTGCCCTTGCACGTTTGATAGCGATACGATTATTATAGAACACACGTTCTATAGTGTCAAGTGTAGCGGCGATATTGCCAACGCCAATCAAACAATATCGCCTGCCAGAACTTGATAATGTTTAAGGGTCTTTTCTCAAAGACAAGTTTATTATACATTTATCGTTAGTATATTTCAAATACTTTCGGTCGTGTTATTTCGACTTTATTCGACAACTAACTGGAACTTATCGATTGCATTACCCATAACACCTGCATATCCGTCCATTCCGTTCGATGTTTCGTTATCTATCTGTTCTGGATAGAAGTTACGGTTATTGAATACAGATACCATATACTTTGCATACTTCCAAGGCTCACCCTCTGGTGTGTAGTAGATAACTTCTACGGCATCTATCGGTGTTTTCTGGTCACCTGCAAAGCCGTTATTGAAATCATTATAATCAAAGCCGGTAACGTAAGGAAGCCAATCGCCATTAAGTGTATGAACTCTGTACTTAACTGAACCTCTGCTAACCTTGATAATAAGTGCTGTGATAGCTTTATTGTCGCCTGCACCAGCCCAATCTTCTCTGTCCTCTACTTCACCCCACCAACGGTCTGTATAAGCGGCATATGTAGCATATACGTGTTCATCTGTGCTATCCTCTGTGTTATCTTCTTCGCTGTTATCTTCTGTATTATCTTCTTCATTATGAAAGCCATAGAATTCTGATAAGTCGCAAACTCCGTCTACTCCGTCAACAACGCCGCTTGATGTGTACTGCCAACCTGCAAGGTAATGGTCAATGTTAGGTGTCTTGTCTGTGTTAACATCATCATTTAACTGCATTTCATCATAGCCTAAGTAGTAACGTGCTATCCAGAACGGACAATCTAAGTCGCTAGGGTCTGTATAGGGCTTGATGTAACTACCATAGAATGATAAGCCAGTATATACACCGAACTGATAGCCTGCTTCCTCGATAACCTCTTTGTAAGCCTTGATAATATCAATAAGCTCTGAACCTAAGTTTCGCATACAAGTATCTTCAACGTCCATCCAAACTGTTACCTTACGTCCGTCAAGTACCTCTAATACTCTTTTAGCCGCTGCAATAGCTTTTTCTACTGTTGGTGTGTAAACATAATTGTATACACCGCAGATATGCACACCTGCTAACTGACAGCCTTTCCAGTTGTTTTCAAACTGCTTATCTGGGTCAAAATCACGTCTGATAACCTTAAGAATAGCGTGAGTAAGTCCTGCCGCCTTAACTCTGTTCCAGTCAACTACACCATTCCACGCTGAAAAATCTCCACATTTAATCATAATTAAAATACCTCACTTTCTACTGTTTCTGTTGCATCTGAACTAACTGTGTTATCTTCTGTGCTGTATGTTGCCTTGTATGTGTTTTTAACACCATCAAGGAAGCTCTTAAGCTCACTGTCTAGTGCTATATCATTCGCCAAGTATGCCGCAAAATCATTGAAGCTAGCTGACATACTGACTGTGCCGCTTTCGCTGATTGTAGCTGACAGATAAGCTACCTGTTTAAGTGTTCCGTCTGAGTTTTGAACGGATAATGTTCCGTTCTTCTGAATTGATGAGTTGATGTCTAACATTGTGTTTTACCTCCTAATCTTATATCCAATTTTTATTTTCGTTGTCCCAAGTGATAACAACATTATCCCCTATATATCCGCGAAGATAACGTCCATCCCAATCAAACATAATATCACCAGAAAAAGGATTTCTATTAATTACACATCCTCTTTGATAGTATGACCCATCTTCTGTTTGATGCATTATATACAATGCTGTAGTCTTTATTGAGCTGTTAACTACAGATAGAGCACAGTCACCAAAAGAACTCCAACCTTTTGAGTCTATAGAAATTTTTCCTTTTTCAATTTTCGTCCAAGCTTGCGGTTCTCCATTGATGTAAGGCTGGTAATATAATTCGATGCGGTCTCTTAACACTTCTAACTCTAATCCTGCCGAACCATACATTTTAATACCTTTACCGCTCTCAACATTGAACTGCATTTCGCCATCGTTAGTAACGTGCCACAGGGAGTTTAGTGTGCTTGGCGAAGTTCCTTGTACGGCTCCTTTCTGAACAGAAAAAATCCAATCGCCAATATTTTTTGAACTTTGAATGTAAGTTCTTCTTAAGTATCCGTCTGGTGCTAAGTAATCATTTTTTAAGCTTCCATCAGTAATATCCCAATTGCCAATGCGACCCCCGGTCCCGATTATATCACTACAGGTAATTGTCCCCGTTGCACTTATAATTGTATTAGTTGATGTTAAAGTAAATGCGTTACCACTAATGTTAACGCTCTTGTTACCGCTAATATTAATAGCCCCCTTAGCCTTAAGCGTTATATCATCTGCAATTGCTTCAATTGCGGATTTAAGTTCGCCACTTTTTGGGTCTTTCTTGATATAAGCACTAAGACTTGCTGTTGTAGCGTAATTTTTAAGGCTATCTTTTGTGGCATATGCTCCTGCTACTTCTAACTTAATCGCTGAACTTTCTTTACTTATTGCTGTGCTTATAGCCGCATTCATCTGCGTTGTTGTGCTGTAGCTACTTAAGCTATCCTTTGTAGCATAAGCATTAGACACTTCAAGTTTAATGCTATTGCTTTCTGCTTTTACAGCCTGCGTTATAGCATTCTTCATAACTGTGGTTGTACTGTAGTTATCTTTTAAATTCTGCTGCACACTTAACAATGATGTAGATATACTATCTAAGTTCATTTTAAAGCTAGCGTTCTGATTAAGCATATAAGCTAATTGTGTGTTAGATACCTCTTTCCAACCCCAATTACCTTTATCATCTTTAGCCCAACGCCAAGTTTTTTGAGTCGTTTCGTTGTATGCTATTGCCCCGTGATATTTTGCGTATTCATCATTGCTATAAGTCCAAGTAAGATTATCACTTGGAAATAAATCGTCTGACGGATAAATGGGTATAAACCAGTCAACGGCTGGATAATTATCTTTTGTAGGTGTTGCTGTAACTGTATACACCATAAAATTATCGTTCGTTTGTTGGTATAAGTCAGATAACGTGATTTCATAGCTATCTAACTTCTGATTGACAGTAGAAAACTTAGTCTTAATGCTTTCGTTGTCAACATTTTCAGTCCACCACAATTTATTAGTGATAAAATCACTAGCAACTTTCATCATACCGCCCCATTGAGTATAATCTTTGCCAGCACCACTTGTTATAGCTTGCATAATGACATTAAGTGTCTGTTTTTCGTTATCAAGGTAAATCTTATTACTCTTAAGTGTATGGGTGTTATCGTTATTGATAACACTAAATAGCGTTTCAATATCCAGCTTACTCGCATTGATATTAGCATTATCTTGAACAACATCATCACGAACAACTTTCCTTGTGACGCCTTTTTCAGTAAGTCCTAAGGCATCAAACATAAGATTGCCAGCTTTATCCCAAACGTACATATTGTAGTCTGAATTAGCGTCTTTACCTATTTGAACTCTTATTCTGTCAGTATCTTTAATGATAATTGTGTTATCTTGCCAATAAGACATTCCATTTTCGCTATGAACCTTAAATTTAGTAGTGTTAAGGTCAAGTGCTGTAATCTTGCTTGCAGCTATGCTGTCAATCATAGCGTCTTTAATCTGTGCATTGCCAATAACACTTACAACTGCATTAGCGAATTCTGTTGTTAAACTTTTACCTGTCGCAGAACCAAACATTAAAGTCTTAATGTCTGCTACGTCTGCGTTTAATACACCTATCTGTGCATAATCTGCTTGCAACTTAGCGATATTAGCTTCATTAATCGTAGCTTTATTTGCCGTCAAATTAACAATATTTGCTGTAATAGTTTCAATCTTATTAGCCTTTAATTGGTCGATATACGCTTGATGTGCTTTTAAACTCTCAATATTAGCACTAGTTATATCAGCATTTTCGATAACTGCCTTGTTGATTAAGACTAAATCAGCGTAGTATCGTTCCATTTGCTTTGTTATCGGTCCAGCGGCTATATTGCTGTTTTCTGTGTCAGATTGACCTATAGATGTAACAGTATCCATAAGTCCGCCGTCGCATTCGTGCGTAATCTGCATTATAGGCACTTTGTAATCAACGCCACCTTTGTTGACAGTTATAATGTCGCCTACTTCAAGCCGCCAGTCACCGACAAACTTAACTGTAAGCGGTCTAAACTGAAAGCCGCCTATCTTTTTATAAATCTCATTTAAGTTAGCTTGTGTCATAAATGGATTAGCAAAGCTAAGTCCAGTTGTACCACTGCCGCTAGTGATTGTGCTAGTTTCCTTATCACCAGACTTTGTATTGTTACAAGTCAGCTTTCTTATCGTAAAATCTTTGCTAGTGGTAAAAGTAACCCCTTGCTGATAGTATTGATGTCCGTCAAGCACATAACCGCTATCTTTGTACCACTTTATTTCAAGGTTTCCGTCAGAATTAATAGCCGCATTTCCACCCTGTAGCATAGCCATATAACCAATCATTTCACGCATTGTATAACCTTGTGGCTTATCTGTAATTGTATGTGTGTTTGTTATGCTAGTTGCTAACTGTATGCCTAACTTTGTACAGATGTCCTCTAAAATAGCCTTGTCCGTACTAGGATAAGTTAATTCAGAAAAATAACCTTTTTCAGCTTTGTACATCTTGTCATAAGCTGTGTACTTAGTGTATTCGCCGTTACTTTCTTCTTTAGTTACAGTAAATATGCCTATCTGTACATACTCAATGCCGCTATCGCCCTTAACACCCTCAAAAATGGTTATATCCTTATTTTCAAGCGTGATTTCTGGATTATAAATAGAAAAGGTAACACTACTACTGCAAGTGTTACCTATGGAAATGCTATTGTTCGGATTGATTATGTTGCTGTACTTAAACTCATTAAGTGTCTGATTGTATTCTTTTCCGTCAACTAAATATTTGCTGTAATATCTTGCATACAGCAAATTGAAATCCGCACCCCAATTAATATTTTTCATTAGGTTGCTCCTTTCTGCTGATTAATTGTTAATCATAAAGCTAAGTGCGATAATCTTAGCTGGCTCAATGGCTTCGCAACTATCAAATGCACTTATATCAACTTTTGTGTATTCAGATACTTCTATTTCCTGTTCTCCTAGTTCTTCAAGTTCTGATTTTATCTTATCGTTGTTATCTTTATTTTCCTCGCGTATCTTTTCTATCGTTTCTACTACCGCTTTAAAGTGTGGCTCTAATGCCTTAATATTAGACATAATGGCAACTGCTAATCTGCCACCCATTTTAAGCTGTGCTACACTTGCAAGTGCTTCATAATGTGCTAAAACTTCATTTCCTGTTATTTTCATAGTTAATCTCCTTATTTCTGAATTAAACTTAATTTTGCTCCGACTATTAATCCATCCTCATTCTTTGCTCTTGTGAGATACGGATATGTCACATCTCCTGTGTATATTGTCATTTCCTTTTGTGTACCGCCTAAGAATAGGACTTGTGCTGTCGGGAATGGGTTATTTTCATCACTAATCACATTATCAAGTAACAATGCCTGTTCGCCTGTAAGTGGCGGTAATTGCAGTTCTACTTTGTCTTTAATAGCCACGATTGTGCCTACCATTTCTCCATAATCGTTTCTTCCTGTGTTCTTAGACCATATCTTATTTCTGCTGTATGTGTAGCCGTTATATGCTACTGGGAATGTTACTCCCTCGATAATTACAGCGCTTATCATTCAATCACCTCTTTTCTATATATTTACTTCAATAAGCCCAGACAGACTTAACCATATGGAAGACGGAATTAAGAATAATAACGATATGATAAGCAAGCTAAACAGCAATTCTTATAATTTATTTAAAGTAATCAAGGTTAGTTACGATAATGCAGTAATTGAAGCTAACAAGCCGTTCCTAATAGAAAAGGAATTCACGCTACCTACCGGCTATAAAGCAATAGGTATATGTGGGCAACACTTAGGAAGAAATGCTGGTATTACTTACACAATGGTTGGTATATCAGATGGACATATATGCCAAGTTGGTGGGTGGGCAGGTAGTAACACATACTTTAATGGCTATGTGGAAATTTTATTGTGTACAGCTTTATAATTTATTTTTTTCTGATTACCCTAAAGTTTAATAATTAAAAATTGGTAAATAGTTAATTCAGATAAGTACGCAACTGTCTTGTACATATTCAATCGCATCTGTTGAACTTGGTGCATATGCACTTAGAGTTCCATTTATATATGCAAATTTTATTATTTTTCCACTAGTATTAGTGGCTAAGTGTCCATAACCTTTGTAATTTATATTGCTTATTTCACCAATTGTGGTCCATTCTTTTGGAAATGCTTGAGTTAATCTGCCGCTGGAATGCAGGTAACATATGCCCAATTTGTGGTATATGATTAATTCAAGACCTAGGTAATTAAATATTCCCTCAATGTCACTATTAGCTATATTGCTGTTTAGTTCACTTATCATATCATTATTACTCTTAATTCCATCTTCCATATGGTTAAGTCTATCTGGACTTAATGGAGTGCCGCCGCTAGTGCCAGCTTTCCACGCTTGCTTTATGTATTGTATAAAATTCATAGTAAAACCTCACTTTCCAAGCACACAAAAAGGACACCTCACGATTAAGTGAAATGTCCTTGTCATTTTGCTATTTATTTGTTATTATTGACGTGAGCAACTTATATGTACTCATATGTGCTAATCAGAACAGGTCTACCCAACTTGTTCTGATTTTTTATAGCTGTAAATTTCTTACAGCTATTGAATTTTCTTTCTGTTTGAGCTATTATATCTCACAAGAGAACTTATGCAACATTGTTGAATAATTGCAGTATAAATTCTCTTCCAAGTTGGGTAATTCGTCTATGATAGATTACTTTACCACTGTCAAGAATTTCTTGTTTAATTTCCTCATATCCCATACTGCTGTATGGTGAGTAAAGAACCCAAGTTCCATTGATATTGTACTGAATTTTTCTATCAGCAAGCAACTTGTTAAGTTGAATAGCAGAATTTAAGTTCAGCTCTTTAGCAATCTCCGTCATTGTATATGTTTTATTGACGTGTGTTAAGATAGCGTTCTTTCTTTCTGCTTCAACTCTTGCTTGTCTTTCCTGTTTTAACTTTGTTAATAATTCTATTCCAAAGTCTGGATTATTCAGTATTTCATCAATAACATTATCGGTAGCATATATTCCATTCTTGCGAATTGACGGAATAATCTCGTCTGCCACTAATGCTTGAAATTTCTCTGCTGTTTCATTTTTGGCTTTCATTGCTAGTCGGTAGAAGATGTTTTCTGGGATAAAATCGTCTTTTGCAACTTCCTGCAAAAAGCCAATATCATTAAGATATTGTTTTACAACGTTCCAGCGAATATTTACATATTCCTTACCATTAATCACTTGAGTTGTGGTAAACCCAAGTCCTCTAGCGACATTTTCCAATCTTAAGTAAGCAACGCCATTCTGCTCATAGCAGTCTACGCCGCAAATATTCTTAGTGTTCATTGGTGCCTTAATCTCATTGTGAGTGTCATCTTTTGTAGTTGGATTATTATTATAACTCATTATTTTACCTCCTACAAATTTATCATTTGCTCAAAACAGAACTTATTGCGTAGTGGGAGTATATGCCCACAATGCCTCACGCAATAATATTATGCCACTTCCTTTGTAGCCTTGTCCTGTTCCTTTAAATTAAAATTATTAACATTGTCCTGAATAGTTTCTAACTGCTGTAAAACTCCTATGAGAACATATCCAATTCTTTCATTATCCATATTTGCTAAAACTTCTGTTACTGTTGCGTGTGCAATTTCTGACGCTATGTCAATATTTGTTACGATTTCTACATTACTCATTTGTTTTCCTCCGAAAAATCTTGAATTTTCCGAAAGAAACTGATATGATAGATTTATCAATTCCTTTCGGATTGGTGTTTTGAGTAGTAACTATAAGTTTTGACTGACTTGTTACTACTCTTTTTTGTTGCCTTTAAGTTCTTTTTCTACTAACCCTATGCCTTTCATAATGGTATCAGTTCTTGTTAATTTCAATTCATCAGCACATTTCTGAATACGATTAGCTTCATCTTTTGTTATTCTGATATTAAGATTAACATTTCTAGGGTTTTCCTTATGTGGTCTTCCTGCTGGACTAATAATAATCACTCCTTTCAATTATTGCCCTTGCAATAATTGTCAAGCACTTTTCAATAAAAAATGGAACGTACCGAAAGATACGCTCCATTAAAATCATGTATTACCAAAAAATCAGCCCACATCTGTTACACACAAACCTATGTTGTGAATAAGTTCCGCCCTGTTGCTTAATCTTCTCTTTCTTATTAACCAGCGTAAACGGTCTAAACGGATTCAAATTAACGGTATATCTTGTCTTAGTTTTCTGTGGTACAGTTGTTGTAATCTGTGTGTGAGAGCAGTCCCAACTGCTACATCTTGGACAATATACTTCAACTAAGCCGTTTTCTGTCGCTCTGTACACTCCTTTAAAGTTAGGATTTAGTGGGCGTTGAATTTGTGGTTGCTGTTTTTTCTTTATTCCTAATACTTCCAGCATTTTATATAAGCCTTTTTTTAACATATACATTCCCCCTTATCTTTAGTACTTTAAATATATTCTTTTATTATTTATTTGTCAATTAATAAGGGAATGCTGCTTGCCCTGTCATATTAGTGTAGTTATTAGCTTTATCCTGTACCATTGTAAACAATTTATCAGCGTCGCCTTGCAATGTTATATTTACATTGTTGTTAGCTTCTGACATAGCTGCTACAACCGCATTGTAAACCGCTGGATAAACTGCGTTAGCAATGCCTGTTGTAATTTCTTGCTGATTGGCTACTGCTGTTCTTCCGTCCATAGTACCAACCATTTCGGGTGCAACTTCATTGGCAACGAACAACTGTCCTTTGTTTGGAAAGCCGCCGTTTGCGTACCAATCAACACTTATCTTAGGCACTTGAGGTGGCATAAGACTGAATTCACCATCAATGTCAAAATGTGGCATTTTCATATGTGGGAAGCTAAGTCCTAAGTTATCCCACCAATCTTTGAAATTATACCACATATCTCTTACTTTATAAAAAAAGTTCTCAACGGCTACTGAAATTTCACTAAGGGATGGTTTGCTATCCCACCAATTAACTACATTATTCCACTTATCTTGTATGCCTACTCTTATTCCATCTGCCATATCACGCCATCTATCTGCCGTAAAGTAAGGTGCTACGTGATTATTCCACCAATTGTAAATTCCGGTTGTGCTCCACCAAGAAGAAAAATCAGACCATTTATCTTGTAGACTTGACTTGAAATTATCACCCAAGTTGTTCCATTTATCTTTAGCAAACCAAGGCGTAACATCATTATTCCACCAATTATATATACCTGTGCCACTCCACCAATTATTGAACGAAGTCCAACTATCAGTTAAGCTGCCCTTTGCGTTATCTCCAAGAGATTGCCATTTTGCTTTTGTAAAATAAGGTGCTACGCTATTGTTCCACCAGTTGTATATTCCTGTGCTACTCCACCAGTTATTAAAAGAAGTCCAGCTATCTTGCAAGCTATCTTTTGTATTATCTCCAAGTGACTGCCACTTCGCTTTAGTAAACCAAGGCGTAACATCATTATTCCACCAATTTACGATTGCTGTATTATTCCACCAATCTGTAATTTCATTCCATTTTTCTTGTGCAGCTATTTTTATATTTTCTATGCCATCTTTTGCTTTTTTTACATATTTACTATCATCTATGCTTGCTGAAAATTCCGTAATAAATTTAAGTGTAAGAATTCCGCCCGGAATAACCAAAGAAGCCAAAATTCCTGCAATTCCCCATTTGTCGTATATCTCCTGGTAAGCACCCCATATTAATTTTATTGCTGATACTCCTAAGTCAATTGCTAGGTCCAAAATTTTTACAGTTATTTTTCCTAAATCTATACCTTCAATAAACTTTATTATATTTCTTCCTAATTGTTCCCAATCAACAGAACTAACAAATCCATCTGCAAAATCCAAAACATTGCAAATAGCTTCTGTAATTGCTTCTCCTGTTTTTTTCCAAGGAAAAGCATTTATCCCTTTGTTTATTTGTTTGCCTGCGTAAGTACCTATTCCGTACCAGTCACCCTTTTTTATGGCTTTTTCTATTCTATCTGCCCAAGCAACCGCCGAATTTTCCATATTGGCAAATGCTTTATTCCACGCCGCTTCATATTCTGCCGCCGCCTTAGCAATATCATCTGTCAAATCAATAGTGCTACCGCCACCACCGCTTGAGCCCTTGCTTGAGCTTGTATCGTCCTGTAATTTATTTATTTCATCAAATCCCATAAGGGATAATGTAGCTTTCTTAGCTGAATCAGCTACATCTTTGTAGCCATCTGAAATATCTTCTAAGCCGTCTGATGTGTCTTTGTAGCCACTTTGTCCGAAGCTCTCAAAGTCAATCTTAACGCCCATTAAAGAAGCAAGACCAACTAATAATCTTTTGATTACAATAGTTACTCCGTTTACTACTGGCATAACCTTTGAAAGAATTGGGATAAATAGCTGTCCTGCTACCATTCCTACCTCTTTCATATTGTTACTGAACTGGCGTAACATATTGCTTGGACTGTTAATCGTATTGGCTAAATCGCCCCAAGATACTTTACTTTGGTCTAATATTGCTAACACTCTTAACTGCTGTTTTTCCATCTGTGTCATTTCAGACACCGACTTAGAAATGCCTAAGTTATAAGCATACGTCGCTAATGTGGCATTGGTAATATCAATACCATACTTATACAATGCCCTTGACTGCCCGATTAAGCCGCTTTGTAAGTTCTGTGCTACTGTTGAATAGTCCACATTAAAAAGTGAGCTTATATCGCCCGCAAGCATTGTCATTGACTTTGTTATTGCTGTTGTTGCTTCACCCGTCTGTCCTAGTGAGTTAGTGACAGAGGCTAACTGTGAAGCGTACTGTGTTATCTCTTGTATGTTAAGTCCTAAGTTCTTTGCTCCACTTTCTTCAAGCAAACCACCTTGAACATTAACTTTTAAGCCAGATAGCTTTCCAAGAGTATCATTTACTCTGCTTTGGAAGCTCTCTGCATATGCTGTTGCGTTATCATATCCGTACTTTTCGTAATCTTTATCCCACTCTGAACCAATCTTGCCAAACGCTACCGCTTGATAGTTGAATGCTTCAATGTAATCTGTTGTTGACTTAATTGCTTCTATAAGTTTCTTACTGCCACGAATTACCATAAAATAAGTGGCATAAAACTTACCTATCGCACTTGCTAAGTTCCAACTGCTTCTAGTTGCTGTCCTAGCACTTGTAGACACGCCATACAGTGACTTTTGAAGCGAGTTTGAAGAAGTACCCACCTTGCTACCTTGACTAGCAAGATTAGCCAATGCGTTAGTCATTTGAATAACGTTCTGACTTACTGTTGGTGCTCTTGATAGCGTTGTCATTAAGCCATTTAAAGCATTACCCAGCTTTGGAATGTTTACAATGGCGTTTTCAATACTCTTACTGCCTAGCTTACCAAGTGACTTTGCAAATTCTGTGACCTGCGTTGCGTTCTGCGGTATAGCTGATATGCTTGCAACTGCCTTTGTGACAGCTTGAAGTGATGTAGCTGTGTTAGTTATGGCAACTGAATCAACAGAACCTATCTTTGCGATGTTCTTAGCAAGCCTTGTAAAATCTGCTGTTCCTGCGTTCATATTCTGCATAGCAGAACCTAACTGGCTAACACCATTTGCAAGACCGCTTAGTGATGAACCATTCACAGTTGCAAGTGATGTTGACAGCCTTGTAAGCTGATTTATCAGTTTATCAACAGAATTGATAGCTTTAGTGGCAGTACCGGTAATTTTGACTTCTAACGAATCTAATTCCACGCTTTATACCTCCGGCTTATCATTTTTAGGGTGTGTTAAATCCCAGTTTGCTTTTCGTATTTTCATATTCAAGACAAACTCTTCTCTCTTTCTTTGTATTTCATCTTCACCGTTCTCTTTTTTGTTAATATCTCTATAAATAGGCTTGTCTGGGTATTCAAGCTCGCCTTTACCCCAAGCACCACTTCTAACACCTATCTTGATTGCCGGGAGTATGTAACTACCTATTGCAAGCCATATATCTGAATCCATTCGTTGTCTTTCAAGTTTTTTACCCTCTACAACCGCCCATAGCTTTTTAGGTGTCATTTTAAGAAAGTCTGAATAACTAACGCCTAGTGAACTGGCTAAAACAAAGTATTCTTCCCAGATTATTTTGTGGAAGTCTGCTTTTTCTTGTGGTCTTGTGGTACTACTGTCGGCTTCTTCTGTTCCTGTGTTGCTTCTTCCACATTGTCCGCCATTTCCTCTAACATCGCTGTTATTCCGCTCAACTCGAAAAAACCATCATCTTCCATCGCTTTCTTGATTTCTTCAAACAATGTTCTATATCCGTAACTCTTATCTGTCTTTCTCTTCTCTGTAATATATGCTCTAGTGAGTTCCTTTGCTTCATCCATAGTTACTGGGTTATTGTCAATACAGCCTGCATAAATGGCTAAAATACAAATCTCTGGCACATCTGCTGTCATATTTGCTAATCCATCAAAGGAAGCCTGTGCAACACTCTTGTCTGTCTGTACAAGTAAGTAAGAACCATTAACGACAGAGAACATTTTCTGCACTATCTCTTTACACTCTGCTGCTCCAAAAGAGAACTCAACTTTGTATTCATTTCCGTTTACATTAATATTCATCATAATTTTTACCCTTTCCCACCCTATCGTCCATATAGGGAAAGGTGCGGATTTTACACCGCACCTGCCTTTTAAATTAATTATTCTGTTACATCATCAAGATATGATGTGTAGTCGGCTGTTTTGGCGTTTTCTACGCTATCCGACACAGCCTTTTTTGATTTAGTCGAATAGCTCATTATTCCCCCGATGTTGGGGTTACTGCTGTATCTGTTCCTACCATATCCTCAATAATAAGGTTGATAGCCATTGTAAGAAGTCCGTTCTGCTCCTTACTTGTAATTGGTAATTTTGATGGTGGTTGTGCTACAAAGAACTCTGCGTCTGTTATGCCCGGAGTAATCTCCTGAAACCACATTCTCTTACCGCCTGTTAATCCATTGTATGCTGTAATAAGAGTTTTCCATTCTTCAATAGTTGCGTCTGTCTTATTAACTGTTACTGCAACTGTATCTGTGACTGTATCTCTGCCTGCAATGTTTCTTGTCTGCTTATCTTCAAGTGCCGAAGCATCTATTGCTTCTGGTGTTACTGTAATTTCATCAATAGAATTAATTCTTGTAAGTAACTTGAATGATGTTGGCTTTGTACCTGCTGTTGTTTCAACTCCATAAGAGAAAGTAACGCCCAGTGTACTTAATCCTGCTACTGCATCTGCCATTGTCTACCTCCTAAAAATTCGCAAAAAAATAAGAGCATCTCTGCTCTTTGTTACAATAATCTGTCATTTGCTCCGATTAACCGCCTAAATCGTGCGGTACTCTTATGTACTTTATTACTGATTGAGAACTCTGGCATTGCATTGCCTTGAAATCTCATTGTCTTGAATGTATCCGTAATTACTGTCATAACCTTACGACAATCGGACTTGCTTGTGTTAGTGGTGACATCTACTTGAAATGTCGCTAACAATGCGTTAATTGTCTGTCCGTCAAGCGTTTGTCCTTGTTCTACTGCTGGCAGTAAATGAATGTATACTGTTGGGAATACTGCTTGACCGCTGTTTTCTCCCTCATTGGTTATGACTATCTTTGGATATGTTTTTTTAAGCTGTGTTAGGGTTTTAGCCTTGACAAGTGCTGTGACTGTATTTTCAAGGTCTATCGCCCAATCGTTTGCATTTGCCATTAGCTAAACACCTCTCTTGCTATGTAAAGATTATCGCTTCTTGCAAAATGAAAAAGTCGCTTTTCAGCGACCTTTCTTAAATAACTCTTCATATGTTCTTGCCCCTTTTCTATATCTATGAATTATGGTTTTTCTTGATGTGCCTGTTATTTTTTCCCATTCTGTCAAATTGTGTTCTTCTTCACCAACCCTAATAATTATCTGTTGGGGCTTATTTATTATTTTTGTATTCTGAATTAATTCGTCAACAGTACATAAACCTTTTAAATATCTTTGATATCTACTTCTCAATGTAGTCATTGATATTTCATATTCTTTATGTAAATCAAGTAATGTTTTTTCTTCTCCGTTTATAACTATCTTTCTTGTACATCTTTTGTTATAATTTTGAACATCTTTATCAGCCCATCTGCAATTAGATGGCTCATAATTGCCATTCACATCTATTCTGTCAAGGGATTGTTCAGCTTTAGTCTTTTTATTATCGTACCCATTTTTGTAAGCCCAATTAATAAAATTTTCTACATTTTTTAACCATTCATCACATACTTTTATTCCTCTGCCACCATATAATGAATATGAATCACAGTTTGGGTTATAACATCTGTATTTCATACCATAATAAATGCTGTACAACTTTTCGTGTGAGTATCCGTGATTATGATAGCCTTTCTCCGCGCTTATACAACCGCAAGATTTTGTGTGTCCATTTTCGAGAGAGTCTTTTCTTGTAATAATAAAATTCCCACAATCACATTTGCATTTCCAGTATGCGTGGTGCTTATCATTTGGATTTTTCACTTTTTCAACAGCTATTAATCTGCCATACCTTTTCCCTGTTAAATCAATCGCTTTTCCCATAATATCACCTTTAATTAAATTTTATAATTTAATTATAAACCAATATATTATAATTATCAAGCGTTTTATTAAACTTTACAATTTAATTTTATTATGATAATATATTAAAAATAATATAAAGGAGTTGATTTTATGTTAAAAGACGAATTAAAAGGTCTTATTGTATCTCAAGGTTTTACTATGTCACAAGTAAATGCTGAATTAAATCGTAGGCACGGAACACATCTTTCTTTTCAAAATTTTAGTAATCGCTTTCGCAAAGAAAGTTTTACTTATAATGAAGTTATAGAAATTCTTGATATAATAGGTTATAGAGCAGAATGGGTTAAAATTAACTAAATACTCTCCTTGCTACCTCAACATATTTCTGTATGATTTCCATATCAGCCTTATAAACAGGCATTTGTGCTTCTACGCCGTGTGTAAGAACTAAGGTTCCGTCATCGTCATAGTAACCCCACACTTTTTGTATGCCGTGATGTTCGCCGTATGAGCCTATAACCATACCATTAACAACACCTTTGTCGTGTGGACTACTTCCAGCCGCTCCATTGTAGAATACACCAGCTCCGAACTCTATAAACATAAGTTCTTTGCCCTCTACAATTAATTTTGCTTCGGCATATTCTCCAACAGATTTTATCTCAACATAACTGTGATGGCTTGTATCTGAACCGCTACGAACACCTTTCTCATCATATGTATAACTAGCTTTTGCCATATTTTCATCTATAACAGGTATTCCAACTTCTGCAAGCTCTTTGACAAGCTGTGAAGTTTTTTTGATAAGCCAGTTCTTATACTGTTGTAGCTGTCTGATAGCTTCATTTACGGACTTTTCAGACAATGATATATTAATTGTATGTCTTGCCATAAACATTCTCCTTAACTGCTTGCAAAACAGCTTGTCTTATGCTTTCATTTATTGGCTCTTGCATAGATGGGATTGTCTTTCCTTTAAAGATAGAACCAACTAGCTGTTCATTTCTCTGATACTTCGTATTTACCACCTACTTTACAACTGCTTTAAGCATATACTTAGTTGAATATAATGCTGGCTTAATGCCTACAATTGTGAAATCCGCTGATGTTTCATCAACAAGACTGTCAGATGTGTATGTAGGCTTGCTATTAAGCCATATAAGGTCGCCTTTTTGAATAGGTAATGTATCCCTATCTGTCAGCAAAATAGCGTCAAAATCAGCCGTATCAAAGCCGTATTCTTTGCTTTGTGCTTCTCCGCCGCTGAATGATATGTTGGCTTTGAAATCGACCGGCTCTGAAAAGCCCGTTTTCTCTTCAAGAACTTTAGGTAGCTTATTTCCCTCATCATCAAGATAAGGAATGAAGTTACCCTCTGTATCGGTATATCCCTCATAAAGGATATTGCCGTCATCGTCTCTTTCGTAGATAATTACTGTCTGTCCTTGAAGTGAATACTTCATAGCCTGCTTATTAATGTCAAGCATTGTTCTTTACCTGCTTATAAATCTGATTAACACCTGTGCTTGATAATCCGGACACAATTCCTACTGCGATTGCATTAAGAATATCATTTGCCGGAAAGTCAGGTATTACATACATACCTATAATGCCTAAGATACCGCCTGCAACGCCTACGATTATAGGAATGTAATTATCCTTAATGTGTGGGATTGCTTTGGCTCCTAAGCCTATCAGATATGTAATTACAACGATTGCTACAACTGTTGTTACCGATGTTATATCCATTTTAATCTTTACCTCCATTCTTTAAGTGAATTTCCTGTATTTCGTTATACATCTTAGTTACCATCCCATTGCCTCCTAATGCGTGATATGCGTTATACATCTCAACAAAATTGTCATAGGCATAAGATGGTATTTCACCTATTTTCATATACTTATCGTGATATTCGATAAGTTGTACTCGCAAAAGCAACATTGTGCCTTTGCTATTGGCGTCTTTGTCTTTTTTCTGTTGCTTCAGAAGCCAAACTATATAGCCAAGTAATATCGGTAATACTACGGTATAAGTTTGTAATAAAAATTCTTTCATTTTATATCTCCTGCAAAATTAATAGGCACACCGCCCACCACCCTTAATGTGTGCCGCCTGCTACCATATTGCCGACATCAGCAAAATGGTAACGCACAATCTTCTTTAATATTCTGTAATGCCCTATAGGCGTTATAATACTTTGGCAAATGGAAATACCCCGACAAATAAGCTGTCTCTATCTCTCCAAGTTCTGTTGACACCATTCTCGTTATAGCTTGCCATAAATGCTTCACCAGCTTGTGAATGGTCGTAGACAGCCAGATTAACAATAACACTCTCAAATTTCTTCAAGTCCTCGGTTATCATTTCATCTGTGTAGCTGTCGGGATAACACCTTTTTGCCTTTACATCTTCTGTAGCCTGTTTAATAAGCTGTTCGATTACTGGATTATCTTCTTTGTTATCGAACACTACCACATCAGATGCCGTATTATCATCATTTGTGACTGTATCAATATGAAATTGTTTAAGTCTGATTTTGACTTGCTCTAATGTGGTGTATTCCATAATTTCAGCTCCTATAATCCTAATTTCTCAATTAACAATTCTTTAAGTTCTGCTCCCGTAAGCTCCATTGCGTTCTCAATACCTTGTTCTAAGGCAAGTGTCTGTAAGTCCGCTGTTGGCATGCGCTTAATAGCTGTCTTTGTGTAATCGCTTGTAGGTTGAGCAGGAAACTTGTCCTGCTCTTCCTCATACTTAAGCTCATCTCCATAAACAGCTTCCTGTCTTACATTATCTGCTGTTACTTCTTTGCTCTGCTTTGCGGCGTTGATTTTATGTCGTCTTAATAACATATAAACACCTCTTACTTTCCGAACTTAGCAAGAACAACCTTTGAATCGTTGCTTAAGACTGCTGTATAGTGTTCATCGCCAGAGATAACAGTTGTCTTTGCAAGGATATCTCTGTCCGATTCAATCTCAACGCTTCTCTTCATATAGATTGTAAGTGCGTTCTCTTCCTCTGACACGCCATCTGCACCTGTGTCCTCGTTAGGGTCTTCTGCTGACACGATAACAATCGGACAAGCGTAGAACTCTGTTGTAACAGCCTTTAACTTGCTACCTACCTTGATTTCCTTGTCCTTTGGTTTAAGCGTATGTGCAAGTGCTGTGTCAAGATGAACATTAGTTGCATCCTCGCTTGTTGTATCAGCTACAACATTGATTGTTCCTGTTGAATCATCAAGTTCATACTTAACCAGCTTAACTTTCTTAGACTTAACAACCTGTGCTCCTGCGATAGAACCGATAGTGCCATTCATAATTACGTTAAGTGGGTACTTGTCATTGCTCTTGAAATCAGCGTCATTAAGTAATGTGGCTTCCTGTGCCGGATTGATGAATAATATCTTTGTAAGTGATGAATCTGATTCATCATCAAACTTGCTATTAGCCGCTACAACTGCTGAATAGCTGATAGGTGCTGCTGTTCCATCGTGATCAATAGGTGCTGTGCAAAGTGCGTCATAGCTGTCATTATCAACCTTTGCAGCGATTGACATAGCAATCTGATTGATAGCTGTACCAAGTGGGTCGCCATAACCAGATAACACTGATTCGTCTGTAAGTTCTACTGCCTTACCTGCTTTCTTAACCTTTGCTTCTGTTGTAGATGTTGTAAGTACTGTTGTACCCATAGCAACACCTTCTGCTACATCCTGTGCATCACCTATATAAGCGTATTTTGGGACAACAATAGTGCTTCCCGGTCTGCCTACAAGTGTTGTATCAACTCTTGCAATAGGCGAAAACTTAATCTTCTTTGGTAACTTAGCTGATACCATATCAGCCATTACCTGTGGGTCTACTAAATTTGCTAACTTAGTCTGTGGCATAGTTTGTTTACCTCCGTTTTCTACTCTGTGAACTTCTTATAAAGTTCTGGATTCTTATTTTTGAACTCCACTCTTTCGTGGTAATTCATCTTGTTAAACTGTTCCTGTGTTATCGTGCTTTCTTCTCCACCGCCCGCATTAATAGCTGGTCTTGATTTAAGCCACTCTGCCTTAGCTTCTTTAACCTGTCTTTGCACTTCATTAGCAATTACAGTTGCTATAAGGCTATGATCTGCGTCTGCAACTGCCTCAATCAAAGAATCAATATCCTTTCCATCACCTATAACTTTCTGATAAGCATTGACAGCTTTCATATGATTAAGCTCTTTACTCATGTTCTCGAACTTTTCGGCCTGCAACTTTTCAGCTTCCGCCTTTGCTTCCGCTTCCTGTTCTTCTGCTGTCTGCTTCGAGCGAAGTTCTTTCTTGTACTTAGCTGCTTCTGAACTGGCTTTATCAGAAGCATTCTTATACTTCTCTTTTTCAGCTCTTTCACTAGCAAGCTGTGCCATAAGTTCTTCTACGCTAGGTGTCTGTTCTTCATTCTGTGGCTCATTGTTAGTTGTTGGTTCTGTTGTTGTGTTAGTTACATCTGCCATAATTTCTTTACCTCTGCTTTCTGCGTTTTTTGTTGTTCTCTCAACTTCTTGCGATATTTGTATTGCCCTTTCTCTAGGGCATATAAAAAGCCACAAGGCATTTCTACCCTGTGGCTCAATATCAATTTATTTATCTGTTCTGCTCTTATCTATAACCGGACTATTTTCTGTCTGGTCTGATAAGTCTTGCATTGTGCGGTCTTTATTAGGTGGCTGTTCTCCATCTCCACCCTCCGCTTGGTTCTGTGTGCCTTTGTTAATTATGCTGTCTTGATATGCCTTAACCATTTCTCCGCTTCTCGCTACAACATCGTTAGGGTCATCAAAGAATGGAATTGCATCAACTGTATCTTTAAGACTAAATCCGTGGCTTATCAATGTCGCCATAGCGTTAACCTTAGTTGACATTTCATAAGTTTTTTGCCGCTTAATGTTAGGTTTTACATCTCTTGCCCTTAATTTAAGTAATGGGTTGCTGCTGTTAACATTGTTTGACAACTTAATAGCCGCAAGAACAACTTTTATCTCTTCCATTTTGCAGCCATCTGTAATTAATTGCTGTTTTGCCGCCGCTGTTTCAGCCTGTGACCAACCTGTTGCGTCTGACATTGCAACTCCTGTACTACCACCACTGTTATCATTTCGTTGTGGTACATTGCATTTCTGTAAGATTATCTGCCGCCTTGATTGGATATTGCTAAGCATACCCGTGTAATCGTAATTAATTGCAAGTGGCTCAACTATTGGAGTTTTGCCATCTGCTGATGTGTAGGTCTGCATCCATTCTCCAGATTTTGGTTTCCTCACTTTTTCAGTGATGTGTGGTGTTCCATCTTTATCAACTGTTGTTTCCTGTTCAACCGGGAAATCAACATCATTTGTGTGCCATACTGCCTGCGTGTTCTGTTCAACATCGTTAGTAAAGTCTGAAATAAGCAAGTTTAAGTTATCCATTTCAGATATTTGCCGTTCAAAACAGCCCATTCTATCAAATGACCTTGTATATTCAATGATAGGAATTTTATGCAGTGGATTTTCTTCTCCGCTTCTCTCTAAAAATCCCCATTTTGTTTTTCCTTTTTCTGGTCCGTTAGTAATTTTTATCCCATCCGTAACTTCATAACGAATATCTTTTGTAAAACAGGTGTAATATCTTGTACCGCTATGTTTGTCTTTAATATAAGTGCCTGCAAGAATAACCCTCTTGTCACTATAAGCTGTTGACCTTATGACAAATGTTGTTCTTGGGTCTAATACATCATATGTAAAATAGCTTTCTCCATCCTCATATTCTGTGTTTACATCAATGAGGACATATCCAACGCCACCAATTTCAACATATCTTGCAAGTTCCTGTTGCTTCTGCCTTGCATTCTGTGATTCGTAGCAACTGTTTAATTCTGCTATAGCTTTTGTAAGGTTAGAATCCTCATTGTCGCCATTTTGAACTAACGTTATAGGATTTCCCCACTTAAAACCTAAATTGAACTCCGTGACTTCATTAGCCACATTATCGCAACACTCACAGTCAATGTCTGGTCTGTAAGTCTTTGGATTCTTCCTAACTATCGGCTGTATTCCTGTGTCATAATCAAGAAGAAACTGTATTCTGTTGGAATTAATATCATGTTCCAAAATTGCTTCACGCAAAATCGGTATTATATTGTCAGGTGTTATTTCTTTTGCACCTGTATAAATAGCAATTCTTCCTGTCTGCATTATCTACACCTCTAATAAAATGTCATGCCGCTTGAACTTCTGCTTTGTGGTATTTCCTTAATCTGAAAATTATCATCATCGTTAGGTACATACCATATCCATTTGTGGCAATGTTTGCACGCTAATTTATGTGTTCGTGGGTCTTTGCTGTCTGCCTTAGTCAAAAACTTATGGCAGTTCGGACACATAATTGACTTGTCTTTGTTTGTATAAAAAATCATATTGTTACCTCGTTACATAGTAAAAGCACCGCCATAATTAAATGACGATGCTTTTCGATAAGGATTATACATGTTTATGAAATTTGCTTTGCTCATTGTAATAATACATAATTTTTTCGTCACAATCGTAACATCTTTTAATTTTTTTCAATAAATCTTTGAAAAGCCATTTTTACGCTACTTTCTGTGTTGCCACCTATGATATGTGCTATCTGAATCCAAGTCTTATTTTCTAAAAATCTAAGATTGATTATTCTTCTCATTCTGCTATCTTCAACGCTTGCGATAAACTCTTCAACCTCATTGGTTTTTTCCAACAAATCATCTTCAAGCAACTGCAATGTGGCTTTTCTAGCATAAAGAAGTGTTTTCTTTCTGCTGTACTCTGGAAATGGTATGCCTTCAATCTTAAAATGCTGTTTGCCACCATTGCCACCGCTAACAGAATCTATAACCATTTCTCCAGCTTCAATTTTACTTATATCTTTTTCAAGTCGTTCTATCTTTAGTCTTACTTCTTTTACTTCTTCCTGTAAGTCGCAATACTGTGATAAAACTTCCTTTGTTACCATAAATTCCCTCCTGTTATATTGGACTTGACATAATTACTGTTTGCGTTGCTTTTTTATCTATTACTATTGCAAGCTGTGTTATCGAATCACTTGCATCATCGTGTGGATTTTTACCCTCTGATGTATACATTGTAAATTCATCCATAGCATCTTGATACATCTGTGTTCTTATGTAAGTTGGTCTATCATCTATCGCAAGATACTGCCTGCTCATAAGGAAAATAAAAGTTTCTTTTACTCTGTCAGAATATCCTTTGATTTTTTCTTCTTTAGGCAGTTTTGTATTTGCGTAATATGGAATAATTCTGCAAAAATATACATTCTGTTTTTTCATTTCAGCTTTTATACTGTCCGTTATTAGTTTTCCACCAGCATTTTGTTCAATGTGCAATTCTGTTATGCAATGTTTCTTGATAGCTGCTACAACTAATGGAACTGTAACCGCCTGTGTGCCTTTTTTATATACCCAATCAATAATATATTTTTGCTTTCCGCCAAAATCAGCACATACTGGCATTGATAAATTATCAGCTCCGCCAAAAGCCGGGTCGCACAATGCTATTATTTTTCGTTCTTTGTTTTCTAATTCATCATCAAAATCTCCGTTAAAGAATCTTAATTCATTATCTGGAAACAACAATCCCTCACGAACATAAGGTTTTTGCATAAACTTAGCCATCCATTCAGCTTTATCGAGTTTTTCTCTCATATCCCTGTAATATGCTGTTGAAAAGCCGTTTATTTCATAATCAAAGTTGCTCTCATCATTTTCATTAAGTGCCGGTATTCTTCTGAACCTGTATTGTGGGTCATTTTCGTATTGTTTTCTCATTCGTTCCAATGGGTCAAGGACATTCCATAATGTACCAACCATAAGTTCTCTTGCCCCATCGTTTTTTCGGTCAACCATTTTGTTTAGATATTCTTGATAAGTATTTTCCATTCGCATAGGTGATAATGAATGTTCTCTATCTCTTACCAAGTCATCTACATACAAATATCCATCTTTTGATACATCAACTGCACCAGTCCAAGTTCCATCAATACCACGGCAAGTAACTGTTGCAAATCTATCCGGATTTCCAAGAGTGATTGTAAATTCATCAGCACTTTTGTCTGTTACAAGTGGCTTTTTTGCATATTCCGGATTCCAAAAGTAGAATAATTCAGAAAATGTATACTCTTCCGTAGTAAATAAGTTCATAAGCTCTTTATAAAAGCCTTTTGCAAGTATTCCAGAGTGACCACCCATAGCTGAATGACTGTTAGGTCTGCGTAACGATACCCACGCAAGGAAGAATATACATATAGTAGATTTCCCAACTCTTGATGGCATTGATAATCCATAAAATTTAATTTTTCTATTCTCAAGGTCCTCAAGGTCCTTGACTACAACTTTAAGTGTTTTGCGGCGTGGAAAATAAAATCTTTTAGTCCAATGTCTTTTACGTTCCATATAAAGCATAAAACTTTCAAAATTGTAATAGCTCTCCAGTTTTAATACATCGTAAAACTGATTAAGTAGTGGATATTCACTATCGCTTTCCTGTACAACTTTCTCAACTTCCCATATGTTTTTCCCATCAAACTGTTCAGGGTCTGTACAATAGCCATTTATGAGTTCTTTTGCCCTAGTCGTACATTTTAACATTGTGTCAATTTCGCCCTCGTTCTTGGCAAGCTGGCACACGTTGTAGTAGGTTTCTATGATATTTTCATCTATTCCATTTTGGGATATGTATTTTTCGCAATCATCTATCAGTTGATTTAATTCAGAATTCAAGAAAAGCACCTCCACTTTTCAGCAAAGGTGCTTATAGACCTCTGCCTATAACTGTTTTAGGGTAGCGACTACAACCAATCTGTAGCCGGCAATATTTTTATTAGAATGTCAGCATTGCATCACAGCAAGTCGGATGCAATCTATTCAAAAGTGCATTATAATCATCAATTACATACCGTGCTGGAATCATATATGTTTTAATGCCATATTTTTCCGCTGTTTCTCTTTCAATGCAGCAGCCGTTCCAATCGTAGTTCTCGCATATTCCCATGAATACATCAGCCTGTGCCAGCTTCTTAAGGCTTTCTCCTAAATACCATACAGCTTCTTTGCTGTCTTTAGGTGGGTTATCCTCAATGTAGCTGTCGATAAGCTCTAACTCTTCGCCCTCGTATATTTCAGCAATCTTTTTCATCTTCTGAATACTTGCTTTGATTTCTTCCTCTGTTCTGCCTTTCATCGGCACACTTACAAATAATTTTTTCATTTCTTTCTGTCTCCTTTTATATTTTATTAACTTTTATTTTCATTGGTAGCGACTACAATCAATCTGTAGCAGGTAAAATCACTTAATCAATATCCGCAATGCTTTCTACGAAGCAGTTATAATAGATATATCTCTTGCCATTGAAGTCAAACTTGACATATCCACCATCGTTTGTATCAATATCAATCTTGCCTTTATATGTTGCAAGTTCTTTACCATCTGCCGTATATACAGTAATTGTTCTCTGCATACCACCATTGATATTACTCTTAAAATCAGTTACACTTCTTTCCCATTGTGCGGTACATCCTGTCATTCCTAAACACAATGTCAGTCCTAATACAACTGCTAAAATTTTCTTCTTCATATGATTTATTCTCCTTTAAATTTGACGCTATTACTTTTCATTGTACTTAATAATTCTTCTAATGTTCTTCTTCCAATATCTTTCCAACGAATGATGTCATCAGGTGTGTAATTACTCATATCTTCAATGGTTTCAATTCCGTGCTTGTGTAAAATTGAGTATAATCTAACCGAAATATTCATCTCTGATATTTTCATAATCTCACTCCTAAATCCTTGCAACTATGTGTTCTTTTGAAAATTCTTTTTTATCTTCATTGTAGATAGCCGAACCGTTTTTATCAGTCTTATTCTTATCAAATTCACAAGAAACTTTTATACCATCCTTGTTACTGCATTCTGCGTGATAATCAATGACGCATATTTTCTTCTGCCATTTTCCATTGGCATAAATCTTTGTGTAACCGCCAGCTCTTGTTTTAATGATTATTTTACTTCTTGATTTCTTCATTTCTCATAAACCTCTTAAAATCTTTCCTGCACTTAGGGCATAAATCATATTTGTGCTCGTTTCTCCATATAGCCATTGGGAGTGTTTGTTTTGCTAAATCCTCTGCCGTGTATGTAGTTTTCTCGCGTAAAGGCTCTAATTCTTCTGTTTTAAAATGAGCGTATTTCTCATTGTAAAATGTCATTTCTTTCCCGCACCTGTCACAAGTGTGCCATTCTTTTTGATGTTTCATAGTAATCCCCCTTTGCAAAATTGGCAAACTCTTCGGTTATTCTTTAAAAAGCACTTCTTTCACCAAAAAAGTAAGTTGTATCTTTTTCATTCCAGACTCATCGTCTGTAATGTCATCTACACTATATATACTATCAACTGGGTTACCATCAAAGAAAACTTTGACATATCCTTTTGAAATATCCAACAATGCTTCTTTAATCATCTTCCACCAACTTTCTACCACAAATAGGGCAATAAGCTATTTTCATTACCATTTCAACATTCATATCTTTACTACTACACACCGCAAAGGACGGACATTTATTCAAGTCGCATGTAATTACAGGTTGATTTGACAACTTATCAATCTTAAATTTGCCATAATGTGTTACGACAGGAAATTTTTCCTCGCAAAATTTACACATATTACACCTCAACCTCATATTTCTTAAAATAGTTTCCAATATCTTTAGGTATCTCAACACCTAGTTCTTTTGCCCTTTTAATACATTTGTCTTGCGGATAAATAATATGTATTTTTGTATCTCTGTAGGTTGTACAGTCTATCCCAGAACTATATTTTGCACATTTTTCTCTGTATTCACATATATCGCATTCGGTATTTTTCTCTTTATATTTTTTCGGTTTGTATTGTTCAAAGTCTTTACACTTATAATCAAGTGATGTATTATTCCCTTTTTGGCATCCATAAAACGGATATTCTTCTCCCGTTTCTTCATCAAAAATAAAATCCTCATCACAATATTTGCAAATTGAACAATCTTTCATATTACACCTCAAATCTTCGTAAATATATCCAAATCATAGTTATCTCTGATATGGTCAACAACTTCCTGTAATTTGCTTTTCACAAATTCATCATTGGCAATATCTGGGTGTGCGTAAAACATACAACTGTCTTTCTTGCCGTCTGCTTTATATTTACGATAGTTAAATGTCATCATAAACAATGGTATTCTTGTTAAATTCTTTGTCTTGCGTCTTATCCAGCGATTAACAATTCTCTCAATCATCATTCTTCCCCCATAAATTATCTGGTAATTCTTCGCCGCCATAAATCTTGTTAGCATATTTCTTAAATGTCGGCACGCTACAGCCTGCTACTTTTGCCGCCTTTACTTGTGAAGCCTGCCCCGATATGTATAAGTTAATTGCTTCATAGAATTTATCTTTGTTTAGTGGGTGTACGCCTGCTGCCATAATAATCACTCCTTGTCTGTTTTACATCATTTTCTGTATCATAATCGCCAATATAGCTGTCAGTAAACATATTATTATTGACATTCCCTCTTTAACAGCTGTTGCAATAGATATATCTTCTCTTTCAATGTATTTGATGTTGTAATAAACCCATATCAGCAGCACTATGCCTAATATTAATTTCATAAACATTGTTCCCTTACATCTCTATAAATCTATTTGCTAATTTGCCAAGATATTCAGCATTGGCAAAATGCGTTATTGAGTAGTTAGTGCTTTCTCTGTGTTCTCTGATGAAATGGTCGTTAATCATTCTCTGTAAAACTGTAATGCCCTTATCGTCTGTTTCGTATATAGCGTCAGCATCGAAATGTCCGTGTTCTGTATCTGTGATAGTTGATAGTACAAAACATACATTCTTTAATGTCTTATCTGTAAGTATTGGGTGTACTTTATGGAAATAGATTTCATATAACTGCATATACATCTTAAATCCGTCTTTAACGCAATCACATATAGCTGAATTATCTATGTTGTTGTCACAGATGTTATTAAACCTATCAACCATATCTTTTTCTTTAAGCAACATTTCATCTCTTGTGACAGCTCTTGCCGTCGGTTTCTCTGAAAACGATGTATGTACCTCTCCATCAATGTTAATTGATGTATTGTCCTTATTAGTAATTTCTGGATTATAATCTCTGTTTAAGTAATCTATGTTAGTATTATCTGGTATTGCTTCGTCACTAGCTTGTGTTTGATTTTTCATTGGCTCATTATTGATTACGCACGAGTGCGTAATGGTTTTTTCATTTTCTGGAATTTCAATTTTATAATCGCTTAATGGATAACCATTCTTTTTAAGGTCTTTTGCAATATTTACAAGATTTACCCTATATTGTAATGTTCTATCCCACTTATATTTAGGGTTATTTCGCTTTGAGATATAACCCATATTCACCAAATCACTGATATATCTTCTTATCTGACTTGCAGATAAACCTAACATAACCTCGTCAGCTAATTCTTCGGCGGTTTTATATATCCAACCATAGAAAAGCTCTCTTTCTTCTTCGCCATTGCTCTTTGCAATCTCATTTTCTTTTTGAATAAACTTATCTGCATCCGATACTCTTTCAGACCAATAGATAAACTGATTGAGAATGATTGCTTTTCTATAATCGTTTGTTATTGATAATAAATCTTCTCTGATTACAGCCTTTTTAATTCTAACTTCCGCCATATTAAACACCATCCTTTCTACTGATTTTGTATAAAGAATGAAATTCATAATGACAATTAGGACATATCCTTACAATTTTTGTTCCACCCATTGATTTTGGTATTGGATAATGGTGTTCGTTTATAACATTGCAACCGCAACCACACCATTCGCATTTAAACTTACAATTATGTTTACTTTTTAAAACAATTTCTTTTGCTTCTTCCGGCTTTATTTTATCTGCTGTTATATAGCCTTTGTCGAGAAGAAAGCTTAAAGACCTTTGTATTGTTTTTATTGAGAAAAATGGTAAATATCTCTTTTGAACATAGGCTAAATCCTGTTTATTAAATAAATCAATGTTGTTTTCTTTTTTAGCCTTTTTGATTTCTGTATAGACTACTGAATTGTGTAATCCTATTTGTTCTGCCAATCCAATATCTACTTGCAGTGTGTTTTTTGAATTAAATAAATCTTTTACCGTCATAAATTACCTCCTACGAAAGATAATAAGAGCGTACCGCCTTATTCGCTCAACTCTACGATTAGTAATAACAACAAACAGGCAGTCGTAGTTCTGCTTTTCGCTTCGTCAAGCTAGTTTGTTGTAATCGGATAGACAGGACTTGAACCTGCATAACTGGTTTCTGAAAATACATTGTTGCTGATTACAGACGACTCCTGCCTATCACTTGGCAATGTTATTACCAGTTATCTTCTTTGATTGCTTACCCATTTGCATACTATCCGTTGTACAGTTTCTTGTGTTGGAAAGTATTTATGGCACTTCATTACGCTATCTGCCATCCTGTTCGCAAATCAACCAACACAAATATTTTAATTATTTCAGCAGGGAATACTGCAACGCCTGCTTATTCGGGAGCTACCCGACAACTTGCTATGGTGAGGATTTGCACCTCCACATGACACTTAAGACGAGTTATCTAAGTTGCAGATTTCAACTCATAAATCTACTGCAATACTGGCTACCTATTTCAGCACATAGCAACTTACTCACACCTCTTAACCTAGGATAAGCCCGCAAACAGCATTACGCACGCAGACCTAAGAAGTGCTTTCAAAACGCCGACATCGTGAATCGAACACGAACAACATTTCTGTTGGATAGCTTAGCAAGCTATTGGAATACCTTTATCCCATATCGGCAAAGTGGAGAAGATAGGAATTGAACCTACAATGTTTACCGCAAGGGAACAGATTTACAGTCAGCTGCAACACCGCCAATCGTTGCCGCTTCTCCATATCGTTTTAAAAGACTAGCATTGTGAAAATGTTTCGATTAAGGTGGATAGTTGATACTGAAAAACAATGCTAGTCTTAATAGCAGTATAGGCTATGACACCTATAACAGGTCGTGGCAAAGCTTGGATGTCATTCTACCCGTGCAGTTGGGCTCAAAGAAAGTAGCTTCGCTCGCTGTCTATCCATACAGATAACTGCTGCGCTATAGGTATAACTTAATTTTATTTGCGTATTTATAATACGCAAAACCTCACGGACTATCTGACAGTCCTTAACAGCTCTCGCTATGAGGTGAAAGGAGGACTTAATGCTAGTAAACCAATAAGTCCTGTAAAGGCACAAGTGTAATTAAACACTTGAACTACCCCTATCAGAATCGAACTGATGATGTAAGAATCAAAATCTTATGCCTTGACCGCTTGGCTAAGGGGCAATATGCTATTCTTTTGTTTCAAAGAGTACTGCATTTTTATTTGCTGTTTCAAGCTCTGTGAAGTTATCCTTGCCTTTTACAACATTTGGATTGCCATTACAGGCATTACAAGGCTTTTCACAATATAACTTATGTCTATGTTTGCACTGGTAACAGTGCTTATCCTGATTACCCATTATTTATCACCTGCCTGTCTGTGATTAGCTCTGTAAGAATCAAAGCCATTCGGATAACGTGCTATAAGCTTATCTATGTTTGTCTGCATTACATCATCAAGACTGAATCCGCAAGCTTCGCAAATCATAGCAACGTACCACATTACATCGCCGCACTCTTTCTTGAGGTGCTCTAAGTCTATGCCTTTTTCGTGGAATATACCCTTTTTAACAAGGTCTGATACTTCTCCAGCTTCACCAGTTAAGCCTAAGACACCATTAAGAAGTCCTGCTATGTCATTTATGTTGCTACACTTAGCATTGCTTTCTGCTAGAGGGCTAAGCGAAAACTTACCAGTCAATTCAGTACTTAATCTATGATGAGCCATTTTATCGTTAGTACGCATTGCCAATTTTTGGTATTCATTGCCCTGCATTTATAACTCCTAACTCTTTTTTATTTTTTAAAATTTTTTGGAATTTATTCAGCCGACTAGCTGATTCTCTGATGTGTTTATTGAATATCTTGTGATTAATTAATATGTGTCTATTATACACCTAATTAGCTTAAATGTATAGATGTTAATTGGATTATTTTTAATTGAATATATAAGTGATTTATTAGTATTAATTATAGGATTAATGGTTAGGTGTTATTTATATATAATTATATAATATGTGTATTATGTGGTGATAATAATATAAATATATATTAATATATAAAGCCTTTTTCTTTTAAAATTTACCCGTGTGACTTAGCAGGCGGTCGAACATACGTTCGTTTAACCCCCTCCACCCTTATTCGTGTAATTGTGTCTATTTTATGCCATATTCTCAAACAATTAACACAATTAACACCATATCCATACCATAACGCCGATAAACCTTAATTTATCAGCGTTATATAAATACTTATTACTCACAAACCCAGTATTTAAGCGGTTTACAAGTTGTTTAAATTGTGTCTGAATTGTTTACAGCGTTTATCTGCTGTTTATCGGTTAATTGTGTATTGTTTTGGCTCAATTGCTGGCGTATTTCTGCGGCTGTAAGGGCTGTCTTGTTGCTGCTTTCACGACTGACACCGGGCAAGTTCCAAGCAAAATGTCTGTTGAGTATTGCAAGAATTCCAACCGGGTTTTTATTGCCAGTTGCAAGCTTATTTGATAAACTTTCCTCTCTAAAATCACGCAGTTTTTGAACCAATTCGAAGCCTTTTGTACTTAGCTTTCTTTCATCCGCTCCCCAATCCATAAAAGTATCTTTATGTATTCCAGTTAATAAGCTAAAGCCTAATATACTACATTCTTTATCATACATAGAACACATATAATAATATATATATAATATATACTCTAATTTATCTAAATCATACATATAAAAATTACTATCCATAATACAATTAGTATTATTTTTATTAATATTCTTATTTAGCTTTAATATACTTTTATCACTGAAAACATATTTATTTATATACATCAATGCAGCATTCCATCTGCTCTGTGGTTCTTTGGTCATATCTTCGATGTTGTGCTCTTCACAAAATTTTGTCAGATATAATTCTATGTCATTTTGAAATACTTCGGATGTGTCTGGTGTTTCCTGTAGTTTCTCCATATATTCCCCTTTCTGCTGGAGCTGTTCCAGCTAATTATATTTTATATGTGCTAATAACATAAAAATAACCCGATAACAATATTAATATTATCGGGTGTAAATCTTATATATTTAATTATTAGCAATATAATAACACAATAAATATAATTAATCAATAGGCATTAAAAAAGCGATGTATAACAGATATACACCGCCTAAATATTATATATTATATATTAATTGTTTTCTTTTTCACATTCAAAGCCAAACAAAATATCATTTGCCAGCTCTTCGCTAACTTCCTCTTCTGTGATTGGCTTTCTGTTCTCCGCTCTAATCACTTCATCAAGGCTTGCATCTATGCCTGCAAGTGCCTTTTCTCTGTCAAATCCAAGTTTAACAACCTTGTTTAATAACTCTGCTGTTTTCATCCTTTCCACCTTTCAGCCTTTGCGGCTGCCCTTTCTTAATTTGTACCCTTATTATATAACGCTATCGTTATATAGTCAAGTGGTATTTTAAAATTCTTTTAATTATTTAAAATGAGCATTCGTCGGAGCTTGTACGGGTTGAAGCTTTCGCTTTTTCTGTCTCCTGTACTTTCTCCATTACAGCCGCCACGATAAAGCCATTAAGGCTATCACCCGCCGCCGCTCTGATTCGTTCCTCATCTTCTTTTTTAAACCTTACAAGGCTTTTAAAATATGCTTTATTATCATATTTTTTTATGGCTCTTGCTTGTGCTTTAGATACTGCCATCAAATCAACTCCTTTTATAAAGATAACTTTATTATATAGTAGCGTTATATTAAAGTCAATATAAATATAAAGATAACTTTATTATATAGTAGCGTTATATATTTATATATAGATAGCTTTATACATATTGCACAATAAAAATATATAGATAGCTTTATATATTTGTTACATTTTGCGACTTGTAATTATATAACGATAGCTTTATAATAAGAGCATAAATAAAAAGGCGGTTGCCATCCTACCAAGATAATCAACCGCCACCAATCAAAAAAGAAAGGTAAGCCGATTATATCACAATCGGCGAAAAGGTGCAAGCATATGAGAAAATTAACAATCGCAGAAAAGAGAGAAAAAGAGCTGAGAATGGCAACGGAGACTTATAACATCAAATATGAAATTGCAAAACATTTAATGAACCGCTTTTACAGATTGAACGCAGACCTTGACAGGCTTTCATATTTAGAAAACGATGAAAAAACTTGCAACAGAAGAAGCACAAAAGAACTTTCCGAAAGCTGTGACAGGAGAATTTATAAATTAAGCAAAGACTTAGAGCCATACGGATTAGCACTTGATAGCTTTAGCCATTTGATGACTATAGTTGTCAAAGGAACCACCCAAACCGCTATAGATAGCTTTTATTATGATTAAGTCGAAACGCTCCACCCGGAGCGTCAACCGGGGACGGTCTCCCGGCTCTGATGATGGCAGACCGCACAATGAAAGGATGGTTGATACTATGAGAACAATTAAATTACAAGGAATACACACACCGCAAAAAGCAATTCCGGCGGCAGAATTAAAGCCGGGAATGGTTACAGTTTGGAATTTTGGTTACACTTCCACAATTAAAAGCGTAGAGCCTACCAAGAGCGGAAAAAGCGTTAAATGTGTTATTGTTTCCGACGAAAGCGGAAACGAACATATTAGAACAATGCGAGCTGATAGACTTGTAGCTGTTAAAGAGGAAGAGGCAAAAAATCCGATTGACAAGGCACTTGCAAGCAGGCAAAGAACATATAAAAGCATCTATTGCGACATTGGCACAGCCTTAGGCGCTTTTAGCACTTCGGAGCTTGCAGAATATTATATACAGCGTTTCGGAGATAGCGCACTGCGTTATTTTCTTGAGCAGGGAATAATTGCGGCAGAAATCAGCAAAGAAAAAGAAGCAATTTAATAGCAAGGTCGACACTTCCGGGGTTCGATTCCCCGGCTTGCTTTACCTGTAAGGAAATAAATAAAGAGAGGTAAAAGCAAATTAACCGCCGCAGAGGATGCCAGCCGGACCGATACCGGCTGGCGGTTTTTCCTTTTAAGGGATAATATTAATAATATGGAGGTCTATGATATGACAATATACGAAAAATTAAACACTTTAACAGCCGGAGAAATCCGCGGAAATTTAGAAAAATTTATATTTATCTATGGGAAAAAGGCGGCTAAAATCTTGGAGCTTGAAAAAATAGCAGATTTTTCTTTTGGGGATAATGGGCGGAGCGTAATTATATACACAGGTTCGCAGGCTGTTTTTGATTGTAACTATGATATTTTTTATGGCTTAAAAAGGCTTACAACTTGTTATAATAAAGGCGGTCTATTTTATGAATTTAATAATTAATAACTTGATTGAGGGCGTACAATCTGCGCCCTTTTTGGCTTGCTCTGGTTTGGCTGGTTCGATTCCAGCCGCAAGCATTAAGTATATTTTTTATATGCTTTTCTTTGCGTACCTTGAAAAAATAATATAATAATGCTATGCTTATATATAAGGCTTTTTAAGTGTACAAGTGTACCTAGTTGGGCGGCGTGCGTTCTGGAAAATCCGCCAAAACTGGCGACAGCTTCCACAACTTGTAAGGGCATATTATACCCATTTTATACAACGCTGTTAAAGACGTTTTAAGGCTGTTTTGTTCTGTAGGCTTATAAGTCTACACCGACACAATAAAACCGCCGCACAGGTCAAATCACAAAGTCACAAAGTCAAAACAAGCACGAACCGCAACCGGTCAAGTCTATATATAGTGCTTTACCATACTAAAGTTTTTCATCAATTTTTCAGGGCAAATCTGAACAAAATCGGGAACAAAAATTGAAATTCTGTGTAACCGATTTTTGGATTTCAAAATTGCATATGACGGGGGTATCAAAATTTTTGCATTATATTTTTGTAGGAAAATTTTTTCAATTTTTTAAGTAGGATTTGAACGAAATCTGAAACGGATTTTGAAAATTGTCAAAATTAAAATTGCGAATATAAAAAGTTAACCCACGGGGGTAAAGAAAAACTTTACCTATATTCCGTGGGTTTTAAATTAGTTTATAAAAATAATCGGTTTATCGTCATCAAAAAGATTACTAACAACTTCCTGTCCTTTATCCACTAAGTAACAAGGAACTTTCTGGAATCGTCTAAGACCTTTGATGATTTCATATTTGTTGTTAATTCTATATATAGTTCCTGCGAAATTGCCTTTATCAACAGGAATATAAGATTGCGTATCTAATGGAGCTGATACAGGTTCGCCAAGTTCCTTAAGCTCTATAATGTCTACTGCTTCAATCTTACATAAATCACCATACTCGCCTAATGATGGATATACCGGTGGGTTTAGTAACGCATTGTATATATCATCTATGTCACTATCATCAGCTTTGATGTATATAGTTGTGTATAAATCAACTAACATCAAATGATATTTAACTGTATTAACCCATCCGGTGTGGCTTCCGTCTGTATAATCTGTTATAATATCCCAACGCTTAAGCATTTCATCGCTAACCTTGTTAAAACGCTTGCCGCCGTGCCATTCTTTCTGTGTTTTAGTGTTGTAAACACCTTTGCCAGTAACAAAATAATCTAATTTATGATACTTTTTCCATTGACACATTGAATGAATAAATCCATTAACTGTGCTGAACGGCGGTAAAGGATAGCAATCCGCACCTCTTGGCGCTGATGGATTGTTAAATCTAGCCATTTCTTGATACATTTTCAACCTAATAACTCTCATAACAAAACCTCCAAAATAAAATAAGTTGCACCTATACAAAAAATGTATCAATGCAACTTTCCACTATGGTTCTATTAAGGTAAAATGATATAATAGTTATCTATTGTTTACATCTATTAAATAATAGCATTTTTAAGCATTGCTGTCAATACAGCATTTTTCTGTATAAATCAACGCTTTACTTGAATACCGGCATTGACTAAGTTCATATATCAACAATTCCTTAGTCATAGTCGGATTAGTTTTTTGAATTATCTTTAACAGTTCATCAATACTCATTATCCCACTCTCCTAGCTGCTCCTAAAACCATATCAACAATGTCAAATACTTCATCGCCATAAGTTGCCACAAAATCGCACAATATCTCTTCCTGTTCAATCGGCAAATACACATCATAGGACATACAGATTGCGTGGCATACTTCGTGTATAAGCACTTTGCGTTGCATAAATCCACGCAAGGCATTTGACAGATAAATTGTATGTGTATTTCTATCAGTTACACCTAGCACGGAAACGTTGTCTGACCGCTTTAATTCACTTGAATTTGAATTTTCATATTGTACTTGCCACATTGTGCCATTAATGCTAAAAACCATCTGTATGCTCCTTTCTAAATAAAACAAAAACCACTAACCGATATTGGCTAGTGGTTTTCTAATTCCCATATTCTTTTTAATAACTCTACAAGATAATCTGGTGGCTTTCTTCTATCCTGTTCCCAACCTTGCAAAGTCCTTAATGGAAGTCCAAAATAATTAGCAAACTGCTGTTGCGACATTTTGGTTTGTTTCCTTAATTCTTTTATTGGTGAGTTATTTAAACTCAATATACTCACCCTCCTTTTCTTCAAAACTGTTAACCTTTTCTAACAGCTCATCAGTAGTGACTGTTTCAAAATCACCACAACTATACTCTTCTTTGTCATAGTCGTAGTGGTCGCCAAAACTACCACAGCAAGGGCAAAACTCCATATCTGCTGTTGTTCCGTAACTGATTTCCCAGTTGCCATTTTCAAGGCAGTTATAATCGGCCCAAAAGCCGTAACTACCGCCGTCGTTACACTTTTCTGGGTCGTAGTTTGAGTAATCATTAAATCTTACTCTCTTTATGTTTTTTAATTCTTCTTTTCTCATAATATTCACCTTTGCTTGATATTCAAGCCCTTTCTTTATTTCTTGATTGTATTATACGTCAATGGCGTATAGCTGTCAAGCAAAAGTTATAATTATTTTTTCACTAGCCAATATTCAGTTATCATTGTGCAAAAACAGGCTATGAATATTGCTACTCATAGCCCTTAAAATCATATCTTAGATACAAGAGTACTTAACTTTGTTCTAAGTAAGTTCTTTTCTTCTGCCGACATATCAGCCACCATACCTGTAATATCGCTTGCAAGTTCCTTGGTATAGCTGTCAAGCGACTTCATCTTGTGTTCTTTATCTTCTGGTGTATTAGCCTTGTGCATTTCCTTAGTCTCTGTGTAGTTTCTCTTTGCTCTGTCATAGCTGCTTTCGTTCATTGGCTCTGTATAGTACATCTTGCCATAATCTCTATCCATATCCCTCATATGCTCTGCTTCTGGGTACATGTGCATATAAGGCGGTTCTTCATATCCTCTGCGGTATGTTCCTTTGCCTTTTGGGGCAAATCTGCCATTTGCATAGCGGTAGTGGTCATAGTATCTTCTGCCGCTTTCTTCGCCATATTCAGCCTTAAGGCTCCTTAGAAGCTCTTTATCGTACTCTTCTTCCTCTTCATCAGCTTTTTTCATAGACTTAACGATAACTGCACGATATTCAGCTTCGCATAAATCCTTAATCATATCCACAGCTTCTGACATTTCCTCAACATTTACATTTTCAATGCCCTTATCAAGTTCAGATAGTGTCTTTTCGGTAAGGCACTCAACCATTTTGTGTATTCTTTCAATATGCATAGTTGTTTACCTCACTTTCTTAACCTATTCTGTTGATTGTGATATTTGCATTAGCCACACTAATAGCCTGTGTAGATGTATTCTTAACAGAGATTGCCTGGCAGCAACCACAAGAAAGCCATACATCTGTAGCCATAGAAACATTGTTAAATGCTTCAACTGCTGTCGGTGTAGAAATTGCCAGCGTAGATAAGTCTGGCTCGCCCTCGACGGCAATAGCTAATGAAATTGCTTCTGCAGTTCCGCCTGTAGGAACCGCAATATTTCCATTAAATTCTACTCTGTACTTTGCCTTGCAAGTGTTAGTAGCACCTTTAAGGTTGATTAATCCGCTTCCTGTTCTGTGCGAAATATATCCTTTGTTGCATACAGATGTTGGTGCATCTGTAAATAATACATTTCCGTTTACCGCAACTGTCTGTGTTGCAACATTTGAAAATTCAGCCATAATAAAAACCTCCTTATTTTATTTCTTCTATTGTTTTAGGTTTCTCTTCTTTTGAAGTTTTTACTCCCATTGAAACCATAGACTCTTTAAGCAATTCTGTATAATCTTTCTTTGCCATCTTATCTACTGTATCAGAAATTTCTGATACAGTTTTTAATTCATAGATATTAAGCTTATTAAAATCTATGCTTTTAATTGCTTCTATAAACTTATTTTTTAATTCTTCCATTTTAGAAACCTCCAGATAATTAAAATAAGGGCAAACATTATAGCCTGCCCTTTGATTATAAGTAATACTGCATAGCAGACATAATCGAGTTAAACTCAATTAAGATACTCAATTATTCAGTTTTAGCAGCCACATCCTGCATTGCAACCACATCCATAAGCATAAGCATTAGGATTAGGAACAACATAGGCTGGAATAGCTGTAGGATTTACAGAGTTGACAATCTGCTGTGTCTGTGCTGTCATTGCAGTAGTCAGAAGCGCATTCTGTCTATCCTGTGAAGCAGAAAGCTCAAGTTTCTGCACCTTATCTCTCAAATCTGCATTTTCCTTTGTACATAAGTAATCAAGAATAGCTCTTGTTCCTGCCTGCTGGCTGTCGATAATATCTCTTGTGTTGTTGCACATTGTGTTCTGTAAAGCACAAGTGTTAGTTGCCATGTTGTAGTTTACACCTTGGATGGCTTCTCTTGTCTCACAGCAGCAGTTAGCAAGCTGTGACTGCAAAGCGTTAGTATTCTGCATATTAGCGACTGTATCAGCGTTAATAGCCTGCTGTATGCCATAGCCAGTCTGCATGATATTTGTGTTGATACCATTAAAACCAGTAAGCATGCTATTGTTCATAGCGTAGAATCCATCACAAAGTCCATTAGAAATACCATCTAACTTGCTGATAACTGCTGAATTATCAAATCCTCTCTGAATATCAGCTTGTGTAGCCGCTGTCGCAACATAGCCACCGCCATTATTACCGCCAAATCCGCCAAATCCACCATTGCCCCATCCAAAGAGTAATGCGAATACAACGATTATCCAAAGCCATCCACCGTCAGCCCATCCGCCGTTATTGCCGTTGCCGTCAATATTAGCGACTAATGGTACGCTGGCACAATTTGAGTTTGAAAACATATTGTTACCTCCTAAAAATATATTCATAAAGATGTCACCTAGGTAGTTTGCAAAGACATCTAATATGCTGCTAATTACCAAATCTGCTTTTTATCTGATTAAATACATCATCTGCATTTAACCCCTTTTCTTTGCATAAATTTCTAGCCATCTGCTCTATGCCTTGCATATTGCCCTGCTGCGCCATCTGCATAGTGTTTTTCATCATAGGATTGCTCATAATCTGATTATTTCCCATCATCTGCTGTATGAACTGTTGCGGACCAGCTTTCATCATCTGAAAAATGTTAATTGGGTTCATTCTTCATCACCGCCTTTACTTTGAGTTCTCGAAGTTTTTCTTTGCGTTCCTAAAGATTTATCAAATCTATCTTCTAACTGTCCTATTTTCTCTGATAACTCTTCAAACTTATTTAAGAATAGCTGTGTGCTTTCGTCTGATAGGGTAAATTTAGCGTTTTCTGCATTAGCCATAGAATTTACTGCCTGATTATCTTTTGGGGCTGTATAAGGCTTATAGACAATCGTGTTAATTGTTCCGTCAGCATTCCAACCCTTGACATAAATCTCCGACATATCTTGCTTAGGGAAAAATGCCATTGAGCCATCCATAGGCACTTCATTTGCATTAATATTTTCAACTGCCTGTACTATTCGTCCATTAATGCCTGCTATCTGTTGTGGCATAACCTGTTGATTTGCTAAGGACATTTGTGTCCCTGCCACTGGCTGCTGTAAGCTCTGCTGATAATTTTGTAAAAAGTTCATTCTATCCATATATGGATTTTGAGATTGCATATAAGAATTATTCATCATAGGCATTGCTTGATAAGGATTGTTCATTGTCTGCCTCCTCTAAAACTTCCTCGATTGCGTGGATAACAAGAGATAATGTCACTAAGTCAAGTTTCTGTAATTCTTCTTTGCTCAAGATTTTTTCTCTTACTTCATCAGAAAACATTTGCACTACCTCTCTTTCTAGTTACATTTTTGCATAAAAAAAATCACTTATAGCGACACATAATAGACATATGTGCGACATATAAGCGACAATGCTGAAATTATATAATTGTAAAACGTGATAAATGCGGCATTAGCACTTCCTATATGCTATAGGAACTGCATTAAGTTTATGCTAAAAATTCTTAAGCTGTATTTCAATATTTCCATTGACAATTACTATCTTGTCAATTATAGTCTTTAGTATCAAGTTCTTTTGTTTCTTGTCGACCTTATCCCAAATGTCGGCAAGTTTTTTTATGTTCTCATAAACAAACTCCTTTTTCTGTGTATTAATTGCGTTTTTGCTTTCTACTGCAATATTAGCTTTCATTTCCTTAATCTGTGCTTCCAGTTCCTTAATCATTTCCAAGACAGTATCATTTCCGTCAGCATACAGATTATACAATCTTTTTAGCTTAATCTGTTCCTTTTCAAGCTGTGATTGCATAATTTCAAGTTTTGTCGCCTTTTCTTTTGGCTTGTAAGATGATAAATCAAGTGATATTTTAAGGATTTCTTCTTCTACTTGTTTCTCTATCTCGTCCGCCCATTCAAGCGAATTATTACAGCTTGCATTATAATTAGGCAGATATGAAAGCGATTTATTTCTTGAGCAACAATAAATCTTATGTTTTTCACTGCCCCATTTTTGATAACGCATTTTGCAACCACAAATTCCACAATAACATAATCCGGTCAATAAATTAGGTTCAGTTATGCAGTAAGTTTTTGCTGAACACCTTGACTTTCTTAGTTCTAATCCAAGATTAAACCTGTCTTTATCAAAAATAGGTTCGTGTTTTCCTTGATATATTTTGCCTTTGTAAGGTATCATTCCGATATTTACAACGCCGGTCAAAATACTTCTAGTAACAAGTTCAGACTTAAAGCCACAAATTTCTTTAATTTTCGCATCTGAATAGCCAGATATGAACAATTCAAGACCTCTTCTTGCCTGTTCTGCACGTTCCGGGATAGGTATTAATATGCCTTGTTCCTTACTGTAGGAATAACAGTAAGGCAAATTGCCACCGCCCATCCAGTAACCCTGCTTAATTCTTTCAAGCATACCGCCACGCATACGCAACATCATAGTATTTTTATCAAGCTGCGCAAATACAGCCATCATCTGCGTATAAGCCTGTTCCATAGGGCTATCATAATTTACACTATCGTGTACACATTTAAACACGACATTATACTTTTGAAATACTTTCTCAATAAGATATATTCCGTCAATCATATTTCTTGATAATCGGTCAAGCTTAAAAGCAACAACACAACTTACTCTTTTGCGGCTACAATCATTCACAAGTCTTTGAAGTTCCGGTCTATCCATATTTGTACCTGTGTAACCATCGTCAATATACCAATCTGTTATTACAAGCTCATTTTTCCTACAATAATTTTCAATGTCTCTTTTTTGGCTATCAAGTCCATTGCCCTCAACAGCCTGTTTTTCAGTAGATACTCTCATATAAGCAACACATTCCATATATTTTATCTCCTTATAATATAAATAAATGTGCCGCATTTATCACGTTCTACGGCACATTGTAACACATATTTACTTGTTGTCAATTATCTCTGCAATTATCTTTAGTAAGCTGTCTGAAAGAGTTATGTTTTCTGTTTTTACGTCTTCGCCATTTTGAGTAACCCTAATCATTTATAACCTCCAACTTACTTATTTTCTTTTTAATTTTGTTTATCTTGCGATTGACTGTTCTATCGCACACGGACAGCCGCATAGCAATTTCTGTAATGCTTCTGCCTTGTGATAGTAACTTGAATATTCTCAATTCTTCTTCTGTAAAATTGGCATTTTTAATTATCTCATCAAGTTCCGGCTTAGTCAGTTCTGAAAACTTCATAAGCCAATCTCCTTATTTAAACTTAATATGTTCTATTCCTGTTTCTTCGTATAACTGATTAACAAGCTCTTCCGCTGTGAATAATCCGTCATTATAGTTATCTATAAGTACTTTAAGTTCTCTCTGTACTTTTGTTAATCTCTGCTGTCCGAAACCGAACTTATCATGTAGTACCCACATAATTAATATCAATGCTGATTCAAAATTTTTCTTCTGGTGTTCATTGCTAATTCTGTTCATCTGAACACGCAACATTTGTTCCTTAAACTTTTTCTGTTCTGCCTTGCTCATATTTTCACTTCTTTCTTAGAAACTGATTGTCATATCGCCAGTAGTGCTTGCTATTATCATTCTTAAGGCTTTTACCCCTTTCATAGTCTGTCTGCCAGCATTTCTGACACAATTGCCCTTGTGGTCTGTCAATAGGTTCTCCGCAACGATAGCACAAGTGATTTTCTTTGCGATATTCTTTTATATTTTGCCTATTTTCAGTTCTTTTTCTGTGGATAGCATTGTCTTTACTCTGACATACAAAACACTTTGCTTTGCCCTTAACAGCTTTAGTCTTACCACATCTAACACATATGCCAGCTTTTCTACGTTCAGCGTATAAGTTTTTTGAATATTGTTTAAATGCTTCATTGTTTTTTCTTCGCTTATCATCACTTAATGGGTGATTAGCTCTATATTCAGCTTTGTTAGCCAAACATTCCGGACATATCTTTTCATCACCCACAAGTTTATTTTTGCGACATTCCGGGCAAATTTTAAACTGCCTGCAAAGTTCTCTAGTTTCTCTACTGTAAGCCGTTTGCTTCTCCCTACATTCTTCACAATAAAAGCCTTTTCTATCAAGCGGCTTGCCGCATTTAGGGCACAATCCATTCTCTCGGCGGTAATTATATAATTTCTTCTGCGGACTAATTGGCGTTGTCTCCATTGAAAATCAACCTCTCATTCTGTCAATTCTATCTTGTACCTCTCTAGGTGCTTCAATATAGCTCTCTGAATCTTCTTTTTGAGCGATAAGGTTGCTATTTTTGTCATTAAGTGTATTTATATCTCTTTGGAATTTTTGCTCGATTTGAGCCTTATACGAATTTGCATTCGCCTTTTTGATAAGTGACTTAATGTTATCCGGCATACGATTTATTTCATTCACACGCTTAACAACTGTTTCATAGGTTCTCAGAAAATTTGATTGTATTACTGTTTCTATCGTCTGATAATCTGATGTCGCCCAGTTTTTAAGGTTGTCTGGCATACCAACCGCCTGTTTTACAAGTGGCGGTAGCTTGTTAAATTCTTCAACCGCCCCATATGTGCCGTTCCTTAATGCTTTACTGACTAATCCCCAAGCTGCCATTCCGTCAAGTTCCTGCGGCTGTGATATTGTCTGTATCTTACTCATTATCTGCCCTACATCTGGTGCAAAACCGCTAGTATTAGTTGTAATGCAAGCCCTTAACGCCTGTAAAACTAATTCTTCTGGATATTCAGCAAGCATTATATGCCAAGCATTAAGAGTAATCTCTTTATCTGGCGGATTGTAGTTAGGATAATAAGCTTGTATCGTCATTAGAAGTTTTCCGACCTGTTCCCTTGTCATTTCATTGCCTCCATCCATTCATCAAATACATTTTTCTTGCCTTGCTGTTTATTAGAATTATCTTCTTTTAGCTCAAACAGTCCTTGCCAGCAATGGTCTACTGACTGATTAAGAATTTTAATCGCTAAGTCATTATCTCCGCCAGACAGCTTTTCGAGAGTATTCATAGCCCTATGTAATGCCTTGTCGGTGCATATAGGTTTTTTAATTCTCTTACGCATTGTCACATACTCGTTAAATGCTTCATCAAGTAATTCATCATCTGGATAATAACTTTTCTTTTTGGATATTACGTTAGTAATATCTTTTTCTATATTCTTATCTTCTTTAATTTCTTCTGTTCTTTCATTCTTACTTTCTTTTAATATAGAGTTTGTTAATAGAATGTTATCTGTTTGTTGATTGTTTGTTAAGTTACTTGTTATTTGTTTGTTATCTTGCTTGTTATCCGTTTGATACAAATTGTAGTTAACCACAGTAAATATCGTGAATTTGTTTGTTGCTTTGCTTGTTATTTCACCTGTTAATTGTAAGTGTTTTAGCGAGGTACGAATTTCCATTACAGACAAGTTAGTTTCTTTTGATAATTCAGATATTGAAGAGGGGAAAGACCCTCTTTCAATTATCTTGCCTTTATAATTTCCGTCTTTCCAATAGGCACTTATCAACATATACATAAAAAGTCTGAATGTATTAATATCGCTCCACCATTCCCACTTTAAAATCTTTCTGTCAATTTTAATAAAATTGCCTGCCATAATTACCTCTTCAAGTTCTGTCACATTGTTACTTCACTAAATCGTTGATATTAACTCTAAATCCGTCAAATTCCTTACCTTTACTTCTAACATAGGCAGATGTATCAAAGAACATCAAGTTGCCACTATTGTCGGTTGCCATACTTACACCATTTCTCGTAAGACTGCCTTTGAGTAGGTCAAGTAAAATCTGTATTTCCTGCTTTGTTTCATCTTTCATTATTTGCCTCTCCATATCTCTTCATCAAGAATATATTGTCTGATAAATCTATCTGCGTACTGCGGGTGTATCATTGACCTTGCTGTTTTTCTGTCCACTCCCAATGAATTATTACTTGTAACATATCTTTGCTTCATAACATCAACTACCTCTAATGGTTCAAAAATAAAATTATTTTTAGGTTGCAAACCAATGAACCAATATTGTGTAGGCTTTTTATAGTAATCTCCATTCAAAGTCCTGTCTTTGTCGATAACATTAGGCTTTAGGCACCAAAAATGTGTTAAATAATGCATTCCACTAGTGCTTAATGGATTTTCTATAATCAGCCTTAGATGTTTTCTTTGACAGACAATAACAAATTTGTTAAGTATCTCATAGAACAAACTTAACTGCCTACGCCTTTTCATTGACACCTCGCATTTTTGCTCAATAGTGTAATTCTTATATTGATAAGCTGTGCAGCATAAATGCCTAGGGCTTTGGTCTGAAAAATAAGTGCAAGGGAAAAATGCAAATATCAAATCATCAGGGCTTATCTTATCAAACAAACTCGGCTCACCCTGATACCCCCTATCAATCTCTTTGAAAAGGTCGGTAACATAGTCAGTTTCGCCAAATTCATTCTGAATATCATAGTCGTAGGCTTCAATTCCATACTTCTTGAAAGCATTCTTGAATGTTCCCGACTGTTCAAATAAACAATGTACTATCATTCTAAATCCACCAAAAGAAAACCTCGGTTTTATGTCGCGACAACCTATTCCTTTCTTTGATTTTTAGTTAGTTATCTTCTTTTCTTTTAAAGTCCTCACAAGACACTGTTTTACTGCAAGCATAAAAATCTGCTCCAAACGGATTTCTTGTTCTCAAATAGCCAAATTTGCAAATGCTGCAAAAGTGACTTCCCTCATTGCTTTTACAATCGTTAGGCTGTTCTTTTGTTATTTCATCAACTTTCATCTGTAATCTTTCATTTTCATTGGAAAGAGTTTCTATTCGGCCCATAAGCCAAGAATAATCTTTACTGCTCAAAATTCTCATTCTAAATCACCCGCTTTCAATAAATCCATAAATTTCTCATACTGTTTCTGTGACACTTTGTTATGCTCTTTTTCTGGCTTTAAGCGGATTATAAGGTGCTTTTCAGCGATAGAAGATAATTCCCTTGCTAACACCTTTTTGCCTTGCTGTATGCCTTGCATATAGCCTTTAGGGGCTTTTCTCTCACCTATTGAACCACTAGCACGATTCTCCCCTTGACCGCCTAAACTGACATTTCTAAGCTGATAGCCTTTATCGGCATATAGCTTGATGTAATACTTCTCCTTTTCGTCAAGCTGACTTTCGGGGAAATTCAGAAATTCAACTCGCCAACCATAAGGGTTTTTCTCTTTGTCATACAGCTTGTGTTTGCGTAAACTAAGGTCTATATGCTGTTCATAACCTACAAGGTGGCTTGCCAATCTGCTAAGTGTATGTACTGCCTGTCCGATATACGCATACTTAAATCCGTTTTCATCTTCTCGGAGCAAGAAGTATATTCCACTTTTATCATTCAGTTTTGGATTCAGCTTTAATAGTCGCTTTTTGTTTTCCTGTTCTATTGCCTTGGCTTTTGCTATGTTTTGGTAATTCAAGAATTGCCACCTGCCTTTACTATCTCTATTGCCTTTTCAAGAAGAATAAGATAATTATTGCTGTTGCCACTTCCATACAGTTTTACAGAAGAGTCTGTTTTCAACTGCTCCGCAACTCTATCAATGTCATAAACTGTCGGCTGATTATCAACAAAATCAAGAATCGCTTTCATCTGGCTTTTGTTATAGTGCTGCTCCTGAAAATTTAAGTTATCTGCGTCAATTAATCTCATTCTTCGTCACTCCAATCTAATCTACAACCACACTTGCTACAGTAATTTGGTGCATTGTTGTTATTCATTATTCCTATATCGTGACTAACTTTGATTGCGTTTCCACATTCACAATGGAATAAAGAAAGAGTATCACTAAGGTTATGGTTAAATATAGGTTTCTTCGGTATCTGCTTTTCTATCGCCGTCCGGCACTCTTCCAAAGTTCCAATCTTGCGATATTGACGCCAATCACTTAATGCTTCAAAATAATTGCTTTTCATATCCTGTAATTCTTCCGGCGTACCGATTTCCCGGTACTGTTGTACTTTTTCAAGTGCCTGTATAGCAACATCAACAGCATCGTGCAATACCTGAGAATGTATTTCACCGCCTATTTTTAAATCAAACTGTATTGCTTCTATTGCTTCATTCTCTGTCATACTCACACCTCTTTAATTAAATGGTAATCCCTCGTCAGCTACGCCATCTGGAATTGACATAAAGCTGTCTGAACTAGCATTACCGCCCATAATTCCATTGTTACTGTTGTTCTGCTGATTAGCGCGGCTTTCACAAAATTCGTGTCTTTCAACAACACAATCGTTAGTGTAGACTTTCTGTCCGTCCTTGTTAGTGTAATTGCCTGTCTGCCATCTGCCCTCAACGATAATCTTAGTTCCCTGGTGCAAATACTTCTCTGCAAACTCTCCGTTCTTGCCAAATGCGATACAGTTAATAAAGTCTGCTGCCTCGCCCTCTTTCTTAAAAGCTCTGTCAACGGCTAATGTGTACCTTGCTACCGCCATACTTCCGTTTACTGTCTGTGAATATCTAATCTCCGGCTCTCTAGTCAGTCTGCCACATAAAATCACACGATTCATCTAAATTTCCTCACTTTCTAATAATTCTGCATTATCAAAAATGTTGCCGATAACTTCTATACCATCTTGATAATCGTAAATATGCTCTTCTTCAAATCTTCCATCTTCAAGCAATACATTAAAGTAAAAACCTGCTTCACTTTCATTCCAACCAATGTATCCGCAGCATTCTTCGGTCAGGCAATTTGCAATATCATTCTCCCAAATCAGCTTGCCATTCTTGTCTTTCAAGCCTGTGCATTGGCAGATTGTAGATTTGTCAACTCTTGGGGCAATATCTGCTGTTAAGCAAGTTCCTGTAGAATAGTTAATTTCAGTAATTATCCTGTATAACTTATCCCTACCGTCATATACTAAAGCTCCTTTCACCCATTCTCCGTTATCAGTCCTCTTTGCCTTGAATAAATATCTATCTTCCATCTATTCCACCTGCCTTCACAATTTCGATTGCTGCATTAACTGTTATCTTCGTACCCTCACAAGGTAATCCGTCAAAGTATGTCCCTTTTTCTGCTTCCAGCTGCTCTACAACCTCATCTACATCATACGCAGTTGATTGACTATCAATCTTTTCTGCCAAGGTGCTAAGCATATCATTACTGCCTGTTTTTGTAAGAAGAATATCTATAAACCATTGTTGTGATAACTCTTCCTTTAGCTCATCTGCATTAATCAATCTCATTCTTCTTTCTCTCCTATTCCGCTTCTGATTGAAGCCAATCCATACAACTAGCTTCTCCTTCGTATTCTTCGCCGAATGTGTTCTTAAAAGTTGTAAGAAACTCTGCCAACTCTTCATCCGACATATTCCTTATCCTGTCGGCATTGGTCGTTGTGAATTTAGATGAAGTAATCTCCATTGTTACATCCGTAACAAGTCCATCTCCATAACCATCTAGCTTTACAGCTTCAATACTTCCAGCAAAATTGCCATTTAGAGATAGATTCAACATTCTCGGTTTTCCTGTAGCACCATATCTATTTCCTTCTGTATCAAGAATTTTTATTAAATCATCAACTGTTACATTTTTCACTTCTCAGTTCTCCTTTCTAAAACGGGCACTCATTAGGATTAGCAAGTAGCCATTCCTTGTTACGCTCTGCAACATCTACATTTGCCCCGCAAGCAACTTTTTTCATCTTCTCGATGAAACTATCTCTATCAGAATTTTCACTTGATAGATGGCACATTATGACGTTCTGTAAGCTATCTGAATAATTTGCCTTAACAAAATCACAAGCTGTGTCAATGGATAAGTGACCTCTGAAAACGTGATTAGCTTTGCCTGTATCCCTGTCGATTAAATCCTTGTCATAATTCACACCTAAGAGGATATGATTTATGCCTTTAAACTTCCATTTGACAACCTCGCAATCGGTAATGTAAAGCATTTTCCCCATTTCCTTGTGAGTAATCAGAAAGCCGTATATCGGGCAAGGTTCGCCATTTGCGTCTGTATGTGTCCAATTTCCGTCTATTGTCGTTAAATCAAAAGGCTTTACTGTAAATTCACCCATATTTATTGGTTTACAACTATCGCCTAAATATGGGGCAAGTATCTGTATTCCCATAGCTTCAAAATCTTCTACTGACTTGCTATGGTCTAGGTGCTTATGGGTGCATAACACACCCACAACATCTTTAATGTTCCAATCTAAGCCTTTTTTAATTTCCTTAATCGGTATTCCACAATCAAGGATAAGTGTTTCTCCACTGTCGGAAGTTAGCAAATAGCAATTTCCTGTACTTCCTGTTGCAATACATTTAAGTTTCATCATTTCGCACCTACTGTCATAATCGCTGGATTTACAACTCCTTTTCCGTCATATCCATACTCTTTGTTATGCCACTTTCTCAAATACTCTCCGTATTCCCAGCACTTTGAAAGAATACTAACTGCACAGCCGTACATAAATCCTGTTATGCCCTCTGTGTCTGCTTCACGGCTCAATCTGTCTGCATTATCAACAAAGCACTTCATAACATCATTGCTCTTGTCAATTTCTGCTTCTAACAGTTCAGCCCACCTTTCAGCATAAGTGAAGCAAGCTCTGCTGTATCCGTCACTATTCTTGTCGTACCAATCCTTGTATTCTTTCTCTTTACCTTTAATAATTTTCATACTCACACCTCGATTTCATCATCCTGTGGAAACTGAAAATATTCTGTTGTAGCTTTGATAAAATTATCTTCGGTAAACCTTCTAATGAAGCTTTCATATTTTGTCGTACCTGCTATAAGTTTCATAAACGAAAGCAAACCATAATGCTCCTTGAGCATTTTCATAGCCTTAATTGCCTTTTCTTTAGCTGAATATCTAGCTAACTTTGTGCCATCCGCCGATGATAAATTGTGACAATAGATAATTGCAATTTCTCCGTCCGAAAATTTTCCACTATCCACAGATAATGAAAAATAATCATAAGGAACATCTATTTTTCCGTCCTGTGAAATTACTCTCATATCAGCTCTCCTCACTCCGCATAAATGGCGGTAGTTCCTCTGACTGCTTGTCGGCTGTGCCAGTCGGCTCTACATCAATTATGTTGTCCTCGTCAAAATCTACTGTGTTTGCGTTTTCTTTGATTTCATCAGCAACAACCTTTTCTGTATCAAGTTTTACATCTGATACATTTTGAAATTCCTCTTGTGCATATAAGCCTTGAAATCTATCTGGAAATGCTTCTCTTAAAGCCTGTACAACAGCTACTTTTCTAATCATTGTGGCTGGCTTTTTCGCCCATTGGCTGTTAAGCGAACCATCTTTTTTTCTTCCTGCATACTCATCAAAGCCTACTGACTGATACTCGTCCTCTTTTCCGTCAATAAAGATTTTCGCCCAGCCGCCTACGATAGTTTCGTTAGGTAAAACCATTGTTCCCTCTCGCTCTTCAACAGCTCCGTCCTTTTTAATTACAATAATTCCTGCTTTCTTTCCCTTATACCGTGGGTCTGCATTGGCTCTCTTTGTAAAAACGTCTTTTCCAGTAACTATTGCGGCTGGGTCGTTGTCTCCATACTTAATAAGGTATGCTTCTCTCAAAAACGGATTTAAGTGCTGGTATCTGCATAATGACATAAACATCATTACTTCTCCGTCAGATACATTGCCGCCGCCGCTTACAAGATATCTTTTTATCATTGTTGGAGAAATTTTTACCATTTCCCCATTTGATTCATACTTAACTATCTGTGTATTCTCCGCCATAATTATTCCTCACTTTCTACTTCTTTAAATTCGCCATCAACTAATTTATAAAATGTATTCTCTTTGATACGCTTTCCATCTACATATTCTGTTTTTACACATCTAGGAATCCATATATAATTACCATCATTGTCCATTTCGCCAGTTCTAATCCATTCTGCTAACGTAATCCAACTTCCAATTTTTGCTTTTGCTTTTGATTCATAACCAGCTGCCATAACAACAGAATTTTTACCCTCTGACATTATCTTTGCATAATTTCCACTTGAACCTATCTTTGCGGAATTTCCACTTGAACCTATCTGTGCGTAATCTCCACTTGAACCTATCTGTGCGTAATATCCACTTGAACCTATCTGTGCGTAATCTCCACTTGAACCTATCTGTGCGTAATATCCACTTGAACCTATCTGTGCGGAACCTCCACTTGAACCTATCTTTGCGTAATCT